CAATGAAGCAAAAGAACAACGTAACGAACCAACCTTACAGGGACTTTTCTATACATTAGCGCAGGAGACACTAGCTGATTGTGCATATGAATTGATAGAACAAACCAATACGTGTGACAATGGAGGCTTTAAGTACTGGATTGATCCCAAAGGGTATTATAAAGTTACTATTGCTGAATAATCTTTAAACTACATTGTATGTCAATCACCACGTCCAATATAATAGGCTTACCAGCAAACATTAATGAATTACCACCCGCTGAGCAGGTTACTATAGTATATGACTATGCTAAGCACAACAAGGCTATTATTTGCGAGATTGATACCTGTAGAACAACAGTTGATACAAAACATAGCTTCTTTAGTTTTGATTTTAATATTGCTGGTCCAAGATCAATTAAGGACACTCAGCAATTTGTTAATGACTGTATGAAAATAGCTATAAGGAGCAGTAAAAACATGCTACTCATACAGTCTAATTTTTGGGGGTATCAGTACGCTACATTGTATATTAATCAATAACTCTTAAACCATTAGATCATGAACAAAGCATATTATCTTATCAATAAAAACACTATCCTTATATCAAAGGAAACCCACGCCCTTGAATTACTCATGGACTGGATAGCAGACAACGCGCCGGACGGACTGCATATCTTTGTCACAAAGGACAAATCAAATGAACTACCCGTATATAGTGTGCAATTGTATCTTATTTCCCCTTTCCTTGCCAAAGGACAACGGGAGCCAGTCCCGGAAACCACTTATACAGCCATCGTTCAGCACATCAATGATAACCTTTAAATCTAATTATTATGAGAACAATAAACTATATTTTAGAATTTTATTACAATAGCAATTATCACTGTAAAGCAGTAGAAACCGAAAAAGAGGCTATTTTATGGGTTCCCTTGCTTGAAAAAATGGGTTATTATAATATAACCTTTAGATTTCTAAAAGACTAGCCGATGAGCTGTAAGTCAGCGAAACACGGGAAACCGTGTCCTAGTCAACACTGGTAAAAGATCAGTTAATCGTGACAAATAAATGACAAAAATTATTAGGTTTAGAATAGTATTAGTTTTACCTTAGTATCGTGATCCTGAAACAGACAATGTACCTTACTAAGTACAGGAACAGAAACCGGATCAAACGTGTGAAAGGTTGAAATCACTGAATTGTGGTTAACGTCGCTGAAATTACAGTAAGCGCCCAAACTATGTGCATCATGGTCTGAATGTTACCAGTAAGTAACGAAGGCAAGTATCTGAGCCTATGTAACAAGGATACCCGAAGCAGTAAATTGCATTATATCACGTTCGGAAAGGTAGCAGGGGATAGACTCCCTGTGACAAGGCACACATTCAACGTGTCTTAATAATACAGTTTATTACATTCGGGTATATTATGTATTTTTACATCTGATAACGCAAAGATACCGTTATATCCGGATTATTCCAAATAAGATATTACGACAATTATATAGGTATGGAGGTTTAGCGATCCATCAAATGTAAGTTATTGACGACTGTTACAGCCTAAATAATTGTCTATTAATGCACCATTCTCAGAGGTATAAACAATCCTCCTGATTAATAGACAGCCTCAACTTAAAATGTTAGAAAGGGATATTAATCAGCCTCCCAAGGGTGAGCTATGTAATAGGTGCAACAAGTATTGCTCAATTCCTTTATCCAGGAGCAGGAGCCTATTACATAGTGTGCAGAGGGATTATATTATTAATATTTTAAATTTATTGTTATGGATGCAAAAAATTGGTTAAGTACGATTGAACAAAACTTGTTTGATTTGGTTGAACAATTCAGTAATACAGAGGGAACAAAGTTTGATGTAATAAATGTTAGTGATGAAGTAGAGGAAGCTCAACAGATAAAAAAATTAAGGGTTTATCACAGAGAAGGATATTGTTTCGAGGTATGTAAAGGGCCAGTTTATGATGATAAGGGAGCAATATGTAATTGGGAATATGGTTTTCTTACTCACTGGGACGGCTTCGATAATAATTTCACAGAACAAGAAGCTATTAATTTATTAAAATTGTAAACATGAGTGATGCCTGGCATTACCCGTAGGACGAGGAGCCTAATGTAATAGATATATTGATGATCGTATTATTAATTTCGATTGCTATTTTACAATTATTAAATTAACGGGGGGAGTATTGGGAAAAAAGAAAGATCAAATTACAGAAAACTAGCACCAAATGAAAAATGGTCAATTAATATTTGTTATATCAGGCTCAGGCGATGGAATCTTAGGGGTTGTAGGAAATCTAAAAAGTGTTTGGAAAGCAGCTTGTTCTTATCATAATACTAAAAAAAGTTCATGGTCAAGGAAAGAATTCGAAGAGAAGGAATATTTTTCCTATAAAAAGTTGTGTGAAGCGTTTAGAGATAGACAAATCTATAGAACATATAGTATCAAGGCGCCTGAATTAAATGATGAAGGAATGTTAGACATAGTAGTATTGGAATATGGCCGTTTGTTTTAATTTTATTGCCTTCATTATTAATATTATAAAAAATTCTTATGAACAAGAAACAATTTGAAGCGTTCTTTAAATCTGAAATAGAACCCAATATCCCAAAAGATGACAAACCAGCGTTACGGCAAGCATGGAATGAGACTATTGATTCATATATCAAAGATGGAAGGCTGATGAAAAAAGCAGGGGATTGGGCACATCCTAAAAGGTTTTATCGACCTACCGTAGTTAACTTTAACGAATGGGACGATACACAAAATAAACTATAAACTTTTCCTTACTGTGAAAAATACAAAATCTGCATATGAGAAGTATCTAAATGAACTATATACAGATATGTATACTGAGTCGGAAGCATATGATCAATTTTGTTATTTGAAGAATGGAAAAATAAAAAAGTCAAAAATCTATACTGCCCATGCCAATCATAAGTTGGGGACACTAGTTAGGAAGTATGACCCCTTTTCGTTCAATGTTTATTTCAAAATATGGGCAGGAAATAATCTCGTTAATACATAAAACTTATTATTATGGAATTAGATGATAATTATCTTTATATACGAATACATAATTGCTGGGTTTTAGCACAAGATTACAAACATTTAATTACCGCAAAAACACCTGCATGTTTTATACCAAGAGATTTTTCGTACAATCAGGGGATACCATGTAGTTATTGTAAAACCATTGATGAAGTAGCGCCTTTATTTTTAGCTAATCTTACATAAAACTTATTATTATGAAATATCAAATATTTGTTCGTACATGGTGGGCAAAAGACCCAAAGACCAAACAACGCATCCCTAAAATAGGTAGAAAATCACAAATAGACTATGTAAATACAATTGAGGAAGCTAGGGAAAGGTGCAAACAATACAATGAGAATAATGATCCTGGTCTATATTCTAGGAAAATGGAATTTACAAGCGATTTTTAAATCTTAATATCATGAAAAGCGTATATCTAATATATAAAACAGATACTTGGCATAGTTATAACAGTAGAGAATTAATAGGAGTAGGTACAACCCCTAAAAGAGCAATAGAAATTTGTGTAAGGAGGGCCAAAAACGAAGATCATCGAATTAGTGATGTACAACTTGAGTTGTTAAAAAGTATTAAACAAACACAAGGCTATGATGGGGAGGGTGAATTTCATTTTGAGGAAATGAAAACAGATATTTTACTGTAAAACTTATTATTATGTCTACTAAATTAGAACGCCGTAAAAACGAATTAGAACGGCATTACGCAGCCCTTACAAAACTAGCTGAACTATGTGGGGTAAGTAATCCAGATGGCAAAAAAATAAGCTCTAAACTACGCCTGATTGAATCTAAAGCCCATAAAGATGCAACAGACTGGTGTAACGGTGATATTGATAGTGAACAATGGGAGGTAAGGGAAATAGGATACACCGTTCAGGTTATAAAGTTATTTAATAATAAATTAGATGGATTACGTATAAACGGCGACGCAAGAGGGTACACTTTAAAAATCGAATCCGAATTTATGAATCCTCATACAGGTAAATATAAAGATATTGGATTGAAAACTGATTGGGGAGGATATGGCTTATTAGCACCTGAAATTACTGGGGAGTAATGAAAAAAGACAAAAGAATTGATGTAAGGTTAAAGAGCATTACCATAGATACTTCAATATCAATAGGGTTACAAATGAGGGAGTTTAGAAAGTTCCTGAATATATCCGATAGAGAATTAGCGGAAATTATAGGATGTCACTATACATTAATAAATTATTTTGAGAACCCAAAAAATTCCCCCGGATCTTTGAAATTTCTTTTACAATATGCAAAGGCATTGGGAGTAAAAGAGTTAAAAATTAAATTGTAAAATCTTTTTATTATGGAAAAGAAAGCAACTAAAGGTCGCTACACATTTTATGGAATGGGGAATGAACACGAACATTGGTATTTATACGATAGAAAATACTCACGGCTGGCTGATGGATGGGGTATTGGAGGAAAAGTAATGGGAACGAAAGCAGCGGTTATGAAAATAGCTGAAAAATTAAACCAGTTACCCGAAAATCAAATTTGAATTTATTATTATCTTTATATATAATACTCAAAATATTAAAATTATGTTTACGCCTGTATCTAAACCAGAAAACAAGCGGGTTATTACCACAATGGGACCGGGAACATTAGTCAAACAACACGCTTGGAATAATCTGTATGATATTGTATTAGACTATTCTGCATCTGGTAAACCTTGTCCCTTTAGACGTTGTGAATGGAGATATAAAAATGAAGATAAAGAGATAGTTAATGCACGTTGGTAATTACCCAATTTATATATAATACTTCAGACCGGATATAATTGTCCGGTTTTTTGTTTACTCTTAAATCTTATTATTATGACACAAGATGAAATATTAAAAGGTAATAAATTGATTGCTGAATTTATGGGTCATAAGATGGAGAATAATGTACATTTCCTAGAAAATGGAAAATACGTTAAAAGGGATGCTTATTATATTCCTGAGCATGAGTATCTTTGTGAAGATACACCATTTGGTCTTTCCTCCTCCCATACTCCCCAAACTATGAAATATCATAATTCATGGGATTGGTTGATGCCCGTTATTATTAAAATTGAGGATACCCCCATGAATTTAAAATCCGTTACTGAATATTGCAAAGTATATATTTCACGTCATAATGATATTAATGAGCCATTTTATTATTGCAATATTTTTGTGAATGAAGATACCCAATTTAATGGGGAATCTAAAATCTCTAAAATAGAGTCTGTTTTGGAATCTGTCGTCAAATTCATTGAATGGTATAATACATCAACTAAATAATCTTGTAAATTACTAATTATGAAACAACAAGAAATAATACTATATAATGAAAGAATTGTTGAGTTTATGGGATGGGCCATAAATGGAAATGATGTAAGTATCCCCCCAGAGTTATACCACCCTAAATTCCTATATGAGTTTGAAAGCGGTAATTATGATTTTGAAGAGGATATAAATGAATTAAAATTCCACACATCTTGGGATCGGCTGATGTATGTAGTTGAACGAATCGAATGTAATAATGAAGTATACGAATTTAACATTAGTTGGGACAACGTAGATAAATTACATCATTGTGAGATTAGCCCTAGCCATAAAAACACCTTTAATACAATCTATACAACTGCTGAAACTAAAATGGAGGCTGTATACAAGGCTGTATTAATGTTTATAGAATGGTATAACGAACAAAGTAAATAACCCCAAACTTCACATTTAAATCCCCAAATTTATGTACTCCAATGAATTTTATACCGATCTTAATAACGGTATGTTTTGGTGTATCCCTACCTCAATAGAAATGCACCCTAAAAGTACTACGTATCAGGTGGCAGATATGGAAAGTCACATCATCCCTATCGAAATACCAGCAACAATGATTGCCAGTGCATTCGTAATTGTTTTAAACTAAAATATTATGAAAACATTAACACCCAACGATATTAAATTAGGAATGCAAGTTCAACACTCTTTAATAGATGAAGTGTTATTAGTAGTTCCTGATGAAAATGGACCTGGATACACAGGTAAAGAATTTGCAAGAAATGAAATACCATTATCATGGGCTTTAATTGAGGCTAATAATGGATTTTTGGAATTGTTAACTACTTAAATATGGAAGAGGTTTTAAAAATAGATTTGCTAAAATTAGCAGAATTATTTCAACCTTGGGAACGTAATATTTGGGTTGAATGTAACAAACCTATAAGCAGTATAGAAATTGAAGAATCTCTTTATAATAATCAAACCCAGGGGCCTCATATACCAGTAAAGTTTGAATTAATATGGGATATATCCGATCGCACCACCCATATTAAAAGAATTGCTTGGCTAGTCAATAATTTTAGTGATGACTTCCCCATAGAAATTGATTTTGGAATACCCAATACTTGTTACCCCACTATTATTGATGGGAATCATAGGTTACTTGCTGCATATTTTTTAAAGAGGTCGTTTATAATGGTTAATTGGTGTGGTGCTATTTCTGAAGTTAAAAAATACACTTATCATGGACACAATACAACAACATTTGCATAAATTAGCTTTTCGGCAGTACAAGACCGAATACAGAGCCTTAAAAGGTACTGTTAAACATACTTTAAAGCGTGGTGATATATTTTGGCCTGGATCTGTAGATGAATATATCAAAACATATCATTTGGACCGGAATTTAAAAAATCAGATATTTAAATTTTATACACTTTAAATTTATTTTTATGAAAGACAGTAATGACTATGATGAAGAAGTCTTTGGAGCACAATACACAGAAAACGATTTATTTAATACTGGCTTAAAAGTGGCCGAAGCTGTGCAAGCATGGTATATGTCCGGGAATATGTCAAAATCTCCCTATGGTCTTTCCAGTGAGGAGTTAGTTGCAAAAATCATTTACGGGGAAGAATTGCCTGAAATTGAATAACTTTTAACACTTAATTTTATGCACTTAGACCAATTATCTTATGAGGAGCTGTTACAACTCATTGAAGATATTAGAACGCAAGAACATCTTACTGAAAATTTGAGAAATGTAATTGCTACAGAATATGTTAAAGAGCTAGGAAGGGTAACATTAACGGATATGATAGCATTTAGTTGGGAAGTAGCGAAGGTATTAGCCGATCGTATGATGTGTTATAAGAATAATGGAATTAATTCTACAATAGGTAATTTACCTTAAATTCATACAAAATGACATCAATCTTTAAAAATAGAGTCAAGTCTCAGAAAAATTATAAGGCTGGGAATTGGTATCATATCGATGATATAATGAATGAATTGCCTCAGACGGTTCTAAGGACCGCTTTTCGTAAGCCTGAAATAGGAGAAAAAATCCCTGGTGGTCTTTCATATAACTATCAGGATGCATGCGATACATCAGATTTTGAGATGTGTATTATATCATTCAGAATTAAAATAATTGTAGACTATAATGAACCTAAAACCGTCCCGGCTACGGATACAGATAAAAATAAAGACTAGAAATAATTTTTCATAATAATAAGTATAAATACAGACTCACTATATTAATAGTGGGTAATTTTTTACAAACAAAACTTATGAGATATGCTTAAGAATCACTCTTATTTTTCAAAAGCAAAAGGAGGAACCAGTATGTTTATTGATCTTTATTTTATGAACATAAGTATAACTTTTTGGAGTAAAAACATCACTAAAATGAAATGGAGTGCGAGTTGGTGCTTTAAGAATACTGTATATTATCTTAGCAGAATGAGAACAGGAAAATTAAAATACAATAAATCTTAAGAAATAATCTTCAAAAACTAAGTTTATGACAACACAGTTTAAGAAATGTAAAATAGTAATGCGTCAATCCTCTGTAGAAAAAGATAGTAAAATTTGGATTTCAAAAATACAGATGTATTATTTAGGTTCTAACGATAAGAAATATTTATCTGGTTTTAGTCCACAGCATTTATATTTTTTATCTGATGAAGAAATTAAAGCAGGGGATTGGGCTTTTAATTCTGATAAGCCTAAAAATTTCATTATTCATAAAGTAGATCATCCTTATCAATTTAATTGTGGACAAGATGGTTGTGATAAAATAATAGCGTCTACTGATCCCTCATTAAATTTACCAAGACCTTCAGATTCATTTATTAAAAAGTATTGTGAATTAGGTGGATTTGACAATGTAATGGTTGAATATGAACAAGTTTATGAAGATCAATTAGAAGGAGGTGTATTTGTTCCAAGATCAGCAGGATATAGATTAAAAGTAGCACCGGACAATACCATATCAATAAAAGGAGTGAAGAATATGTGGAATAGAGAAGATATTAAAAAATTAGTTATGAAATTTGGAATGGAAGATGCTTATTCACTACCAATTAATAGAGCTGAAAGAATAATTTATATTGAAAAATGGATCGAAACAAATATTTGAATGTATTGGGCCGTATGAGAAGCGAAGGATAATTGACAGGGTATTAATATTATAAGACTATGTAGGTCGTTAACGAGACTAGACGCTATATTAGTGGGGAAATTCGGGAAGTCTACCCTGTGTCGAGGTAAGTTTTAATATTCGATAGTCAAGTCTGATAGCTACCGGCCCAATTTTTTAATCCTTAAAGTAAATGAAATGAAACCAATTCAAGTTAAAAGAAAAAATAAAAGCATTGGAGGTAAAGTAAGAGTTTGGACAGGAGGAAAACCAAGATATGCTTTAGGTACGATTGTGAATGAAAAAGGTAAGTGTACTTTTAAGTGGAATTATAGTGAATATTCTAAATCTTATCAATCTACTTTTTTAGAAGTCGGATATATGATAGAGTTAGATAATTATAAAGATATGGAAGGCAATCATGTATTACCATTTAGGGAATTCAACATAACTTTTTTAGATAAGATAATTATTGAAAAACCTAGAAAATGTCCTGATCTGAAGGTGTTAGTGAATAATTTAGAGGTACATGAAATGGAATTACTTAGCAATCTTTTAAAAGATAGAATACATTAACTTAGGGGTTATTATAATGGATACTTCTGCTATGTCTATAGTGGAAATTTTTTATTTTCAAATAAAGTACTAATTTTAGGAAGACAGTTATTAATATACCCAAATCAACCTATTTGTATGCCTTACGCCCCATCCCCCTTTCGTGTTACGAAATACGGGAAGTACATTTCTTATTTTTTAGAAGCCCTCAAACGTAACGATTTAGAAACTATCAAAGATTCAATGAATTATGTGTTATTTAAAAAGCTCCCCAAAACCGATAGACTAGTTACTACTGAAATGGGATCTTTTATGCTTCGGAGAAGTACCACAGACTTCCAATTTGTCAATTTCAGCTATGAAAAAGAGGTTAAAAGTTATTTAGGGAGCATTAGTAAAGACATTGGATTGTTCATTGACATTGGAGCCTGTATAGGGGAATACGCCATATGGATGGCAAATAAGCACATCCCTACAGTAGCTATTGAACCAGTTAACTATGAAGCGATCATTGAGAATCTAGGCTGGAATAATGCAATAAATGAGTATATCACCATATTTGCTTGTGCTGCTGGTAAAGAGAACAAAAAGGTAGCTTTTAATGTTCTGGAAGGTGTTACTAGCTCAAGTCATTTAAACCACGCCGAACTAGGGACAATTGAATGTAAGAAATTGGATGAACTTGTCCCCTTTAAAAATATAAACCAGGATAAGCTAACAGTTATTAAATTGGATGTCGAAGGAATGGAAATTGATGCATTGTTGGGGGCTACAAACATCTTAACCTATGTAAAGAATCTCCATATTATTTATGAGTACTGTTCATGTGGAGATGAAAATATCAGGAGGATTTTAAACCGTTATGGAGACTTCAAATACAAGGATCTTGACGGTGTTAATACTTTAGCAATTAAAATGTAAACATGGAAAGAATCTTCAATCGAGAAAATAATATTCAAGTTAAACTTAGGGTTTGGTTTAAAAATATCCACCCAACTTATTCTTATCGCGGGATTGTTCCCGGTTATGACTTTGATATTGAAATCAGAGAAAAAGGTAAGAAGAAATGGACTGACCCCGTGGATACCGATTCTTGGGCATATAGACAAAAGTCTTTTCCAGAAGAACGCAAGCAATACGAAATAGAACAAAAGATGAAATTTGTCTCGCCTGAAGAATTATATCAAGCATTTATTGATCTATGGGAATCTATAAAACCCCAAAAACAACTATTTACCGAAGTTTTGAAGGATTAAACTAATATATTAATATTACTGAAATATTAAGTTTTTGAAACTAATAGTAATAATGACAATCCAATGACAGTTACTTTTGTAATATTAGAATCAGAATTATACTTTTGCTGTCAATAGAGAAACCCAATTGTCATATTAACTAATTTTAAAATGAAAACAAAAAATAAAAAACCGTCTACTCCCACCAGAAAAGTCAGAAAAGACGCTTATTCTGAAGAGGATAAAAAGATTGCTTGTAGTGATCTACCCATTGTTGAAATTGCGAGAAAATTAAATCGTTACAAAGCAGATAGAACGCCTAATGAAAATGTGATATTACAGTTACGAACCAAATTGAAAAGTGAAGGGTATGATGTTAAGAAAACTAGATCTTGGTCCCGTAAGAATACAGAACAAGAGCAAATAGCATTACCTGAAACTAAGACAAGTAAAGAATTTCGTTTTTTAGTAAATGGAGTTGAAGTAAAAGTTTTACCTGGAGTAAAGTTAATTGAAGTCGGGGCAAATGGGGTAAAAGTGGAGATATAAATTTACCAATTATGGTACTTACATCCCAGTAGATTAAATTCTGCTGGGATTTTTCATTTTAAACAAGTGAGTTATGAATAGTCTAAAGTACTTGGATGAATTAAGGAAATACCCAGCTATAGAAAAATACCACTATTGTAGGCTCAATAAGAAGCTCTATATACAATTGAAGACTGGGTTCCCAACTGAGGATTTGGTTGAATTTGCCAGCCTTATTGTCCAATTCGCACTATCGTTTTGTGGTATAGGGAATGTCGACATTAAATGTAAAGATTGGACATGGGGTAGAAGTATAGACATGGAAGCAATAAGACAATTCGAAACAACAGTAAATTATAATTAATGAAACCAGATATATCATATTTAATCGGTAAAACTGCTATAGTCAAGTACAATACTTGTGACCATCAATTTAAAATAGGGACGGAAGTTACATTGCATGATAACCTTGGGTGGTGGGGAGAGTACGATTGTGAGGTAATTGGGGTAAGTATAGCAAATCCTGATAATTGGTGGTATTTAAGATTAGCGGATGTGGAAGTAGTAGAACCAGGGATTATTTATACTGAGGAGGAAGTTAAGGAATTATTTAACAAATTGTTACTTGAAGTAGTCGATGGAAATATAATTATAATTCGAGATATTGACAATTGGTTTGAAAAAAATAAAAAGAAATGAAAACATTATTATTTGTAGCAATAGTGCTATTTACCGCTTGTAAAGCAACACAAAAAGTTACTAGCTCCGAAAAGAAACCAGCTAGAGTACAAGTGAGACAATTAGATGGCACATATCAAGGATATTATATTAGAATAATAGAATAAAACTTAACATATGACAGCAGCAGAAGCAAGAGAATTATCAAAGGAAAGGTATAAGGAAAGGTATGAAGACTTAGAGCTAGACGCTATAATGTATGCGGAAACTATGGAAGTGATTTTAAAGCAGATTCAGAAAGATGAAACTAATAATGCGCTTTATTGGGGACATTTAAATAATAGATTAATACATCGATTAGAATCAGACGGGTACAAAGTAATTTACTCGTCATTGGGAAATGATAGTTGGTATGAAATAAGCTGGAAAGATGAATCGATATGAAAAAGTATTATTTTAAGACCAGTGAAAATGTCTATTACGGAGTAGTGTATTGTTTAGATGTCCCCATTGTACTAAATACCAGAGAACCCAGGGAAGCAATTATCCACTATGAAAATGAAATTGATAAAGTAGTATCATTACTTCTCGGTCAAAATATCTTCGCAGATCCTACTGAAATAGAATAATTTTATAAAACTAATAAAATTTATTACCTTTATGACCAAATTACAACAACAGGGATACCTGATTCGTTGGTGTGTAGTTTGTATTTTAATTTATCTAATTTATATGATATTCAACAATAGACAAGGTATGAGTTACTCGAACAAAAGGACAAATGATCAAAGTATTAGTAGAGGTTGAAGACGGGAGGGTAATAGGTGTATACTCCAATAAAGATATTCAATTTGTAATAGTAGATAAAACCGCATCTGAGATATTCCATTCTGATTATAACTACTCCAAATTATCAGATGTATTCAATGACGAATCAAATCAAGCAATTAAAGAAGAACTTATTAAACTAAATTTCTAATGGAAAAATATAAAGTAGGAGATAGAGTTGTTGTAATCGATGCAGGTATGAATTACACTATGTATCGTGATAAATATAGAGAAATGGGATTTAAATTTCCAGAACATGATCATTATAACGGTAAAGACGGGTTTAAGGGAACCATATTTTCAGTAGGCTGGCACGAGAGTGATCATGTTCATATCTATGGGGTAAATTTAGATATTTCTGGCTTACAAATGTTAATCGGAGAAACTGGTATATCAAAATTGGAAGCCAATAAGCAATATACCGACTATATTGTAATCTCTGAGAATTATGATCAGGCAGTCGAAATAACCAATCATCAAAAAGAGATTTGTGTTGAGAATTCTAATCCTCTCAGCGGGAAGATATATTATAGAATTAATCCCAATGATCCTTATGATGATAAATCGGGATACGTCACACACGCCAGTTGGTACGAAATGAGATACCCAGACCTACCAATTCTCACCTATACTCAATGGAAAGAAATGATAACAGATAAACCACTAAACATGAATAAGAAAATAATAGGGTATGACGTTGTAAAAGAATTTCCAAACAATCATGGAATTCACAGAGGTCATTATTTTCCAATAAGTGATGATTACTGTAAAGAATATGCTAGTTATTTAAATACTGAATACTTTGTTCCAATTTATGAACAAGAGAAAGAGTTTGTGGACGTTGAGATTGGTAATCCCGTTAAAACAATTAGAATTAAACGAGAGGGATTTTATAATATACTTGGAGGGGATGTCCATGGTCAGATAACTCTTTTAAAAGAATTTGTAAAGAATCATACGAATAAACTTACTTATTTCCCCTACAAATGGTCAATTAACACCTTATGGATTGGATGTGAAGAGCAGGGAACACTAGTAACTATTGAAGACATGCAAAAAGTAATTGATACTTATGAAAAAGAATTCGGTAATAAATTTCTTATTATCTGATTTAATATTTGCAATATGAAAAAGAAAGATCCCAACCTATTTGATGTAGATGAGTTTTTCAGTTACTACACCAACAAGAACTACTTCATCCCTCCTAAATCCCACACAGCAGCAATAAAGACTCTTAAAATGTCTCCAAAACAAATGAGTAGAACTAAAGGTTTCAGCTAATGGAAGAAAGTGCATTTCACATAGGGACCGGGGGAGGATTATTATACCTAATGGTCATTACAATTTTTATAGTTGTTTTTATTAAGAAAAAGACATTCAAATGAAACTAATACTAAAGTGGGGATTCATATCATTATTCATTTGTACGGGGGTTTATGTTATTACATCTATTATTTTTCACATAATTAATTACTTTTTAAAATAATTATAAAATGAACAAACCAACATTTAAAGAACAATCAGAGAAAATTATTCAAGCATATTTGAAGTGTGAAATTAATGCGGGTGACGCTTGTGCTTGTTTTGTGGGGAATCTTCTAAATAACAAGGGCGAATGGATTGATGGAAGACATTCCTTTGAATATGGAAAGGTCGATCCGAATAAAAACATGAGATCCCGCGCTATAGAATGTATAAACCAAGAATCCAATAGTCTTTATACACTACAGGAAATATTAGAATTAGAGGAGAAGTTTATGACGGAACGTTATACCCGTACCGGGAATGATATGAATCGTGAAGATGCATTATTCAATGCTATGACATCCACATTAGAAATGCTTAAACAAATCCATATATCAAAAGGAGAAGTAATAGAGGATGAAATTACATTACAAAAAAGAGAATTAGTATGAAAGAATTCAGGATAGAATTACTCCCTGAAGATTTTATTAATACTGCTTACGGGAGTAATGAGGATTGTGCGTTATCCAGGGCTATGAGGAGGCATTTTGATGAAGAATTTTGCACTTGTGGTTCAATTAAAGCAGATATTTGGAAAGCGCGCGAATACAGCGGATTACGAAAAAGGACGTTTAAAATTAAAGGATATTTTTCATGGGGAGACTATGAAAGAATAGAGAATAGTTTCCTCTCTGGAGAAGTAGATGTAAAACATTTTGTAACATTAATTGAATATATATGAGTATTAAAATGAAAATTAAAGTAACTAAAGAGATATTGAAGAAATCAATGTGGTGTGGTACTAGCGCTGGGCGTGGACAGATAATAACAAATTGTGCTGTGGCTCTGGCTGTAAGAGATATTTTCCCAAGAGCCACAGTTGGGTATTCCTCAATTTCTACAGGTTTCAATAAGATAATAACAATGCCTCCCGAAGTAAAACTTTTTATCGAGTATTTCGATACCTTGAAATATGCACCTGAAGAAAGGTTAAAGATGTCAGAACTAGAATTTGAAATAGAAATTCCCGATGAAATAATCTCCAAAATTGGTAATGGTAATATAGAAGAAGTAAAGACAATCATTCGCAATAGTGAAACTTTAGAATTGGTTTGATATGAGTAGAACAGTAAGCGTCAATGTTGACGTAGACGTTGACATGAGAGATATCGATACCTATAATTTAGTAGAGGAGCTATCTAAGAGATATTATAGATTATCTACTGAACAGAGAAGGGAGGTTGAACCATATCTTTCAAATGGATATGTACCAGAAAACTTAGACCACAAAATGAAATTTGACTTATTCTTGAAACACATTGATGATTGGTTCTATACAGAGTTTGAAGAGAGGTTAACTAAATCATATAAGTGTTTTGAGGAAGATTTTTAAATATTAAAATTATGAATAAAGAAGAATTGATTGAATTTCTGGTATCACACTTGCAAATTGATGCCCTCACTACTTTTTATGACTCTAATAAAATGAAGGTTGAAGTTCAATTGCGTTTAGGAGGTAATCTTATAGACAGTGATTCTTTTACAGTCTATAACCAAGAATAAGTGAACGAATATTTAAATTATGTATTCATTGAGAAACAGGAGGAACTGGATCAGGTGCAAATTACTGATTTGTATGTAGGCATCGACCTAGAAACAACTAGGAAATATGAGAAGTATGGAGAAATGGAAGGACTTGACCCATATACATCAAAACCAGTGATGATCCAGTTAGGAACATTATCAAAGCAGTATATTATAGATGCTCGAAAAGTAGACCCTAAAGCCCTCCTCAAGAAACTGAATAAGAAAGTAATTTGGGTAGGACATAATTTGAAATTTGAATACAAACACCTTCTACATAATTATGGAGTACGGTTAGAGAGAGTGTATGATACAATGATAGTATATCAAATTAATCATTGCGGATTAGATAAAAACGCATCATTAGCTGGCGTAGCAAAAGAATGTTGTGATATCATAGTTCCAAAGGATGTAAGATTGAGTTTCTTATCAATACGCGATCTTCCTTTCATTAAAGAGCAGATAGAGTATGGAGCAAAGGATATCATAGTTCCTTTTCTGATTAAATCTAAACTTGACTATCTAACTGAGAAAAACGATTTAGGGGAGACAGTCAAGTTAGAAATGGAATTCCTTAAAGTGTTGGGGGATATTGAGTATAAAGGAATGGCTTTTGATCCAAAGAGGTGGAAAGAAGTAGCAGCTAAAAATCAGGTAAAGTTTAATTCTTTACAGCAAAAGTTGAACAGGTTTGTAATAGAAAGTGATCATGTAAAGTTCTTTAAAAAACAGATGGATTTATTCTCCGCTGAAATAAAGGTTAGTATATCTTGGACCTCCTCCAGGCAAGTAATTAAATATTTTAAGTATTTAGGCTTTTGCCCACAGGCAGTTTCCAAAACAACTAAAAAACTAGCCTATACTGTAGATAAGAAAGAACTTAGTAAATATCATGGTCAATACAAAGAGCTAGTAAGCATATACCTGGAGTTTAAAGAAGCGGAACAGGCAGTAACCACGTTTGGAGAGGATTTTTTGAAGTATATACACCCAATAACTGGCAGAATACACTCAGACTACCGGCAGATACTCAATACGGGGCGTATTTCCTCCAACAACCCCAATCTACAGAATATACCAGCGGATGATCACAGAGAAGCATTTATAGCCCCAAAAGGCTTTAAACTGGCAAATGCTGACTATTCGGGGCAAGAGCAGATAATACTAGCTAACAAATCAAAGGATAAGGATCTTCTGTTTTTCTATAAGAATGGTTTGGGAGACATGCACAGCTTTGTTGCATCAAAGATATTTGAAGAACTCAAGGAATTGAGTTTAGCAGAAGTTAAAGAAAATCACTCAGAAGAAAGGCAAACCGCAAAGGCTGCTGGTTTTGCTATTAACTACGGCGGTGTAGGGAAGACAATTGCTAATAATTTAGGTATAAGTATAGAAGAAGGAGATAGAGTATATAGTGCATATTTTAAAGCCTTTCCAGGACTGGGTAAGTATTTTAGTAAGGCAAAAAAACTGGCCCTATCACAACCATATATTTTTATCGATTCAGTTACAAAGAGAAAGAGTTGGTTTAAGAAATATCCTCTGATAGAGGAGTTAAAGAATAAAGCTGCTAATTGGGTAGCAAGTGTAGAGGATGAGAAGAATCCGCATTGGTCAGCATATTTTAAATTGAAGAGTAAACTGGAAAGAAATGGACTCAATTATCCAATTCAGGGGGAGGCTGGCAGTATCACTAAGAAAGCTGCTGTGTTATTTAGAGAATGGTTATTAATGGAAGGGTTGGAAGATGATATATACTTAACAAATCTAGTTCATGATGAAATTAATGCTGAAACAGTTGAAGACATGGCAATAAATGCAAAAGGAGAGTTAGAGCGGTGTATGAAGGAGGCCGGGGATATATGGTGTAAAATTGTCCCATTAAATGCAGAAGCAAAGATCGTAAATTATTGGTCACATTAAAATAAAGAAATGAATTTATGTATTTATTTAAATATGTATTATTTATAATTGTAAATCTTACACGAAGATGTTATTGGGCTGAATATTTTAATTTATTAACTTTAATATACTTAAATGTCGAAGAAGAAAGGAAGAATAGAAGCTGGAGATCTTTTAATAAGTACAACTGATACACGGAACAGGAAAATAGGAGACTTTCTCCTGATTTGTTACATTGCCCCTCCTGTTATCGGTTACGAATACTCTAAAACCAAATTTGCAGAAGCTAATAAATTAACATTAGCTAAAGAAACCGAATTTGCTTCTCCACAACAGAAACAATTATTTCTCAGGGGACAATTAAATACTCAGAATGTCTAAATCACCGTCTCCTATTAAGGAGACTGACTATCCTACACGCATGTCTGTAAATGATTTCAATGATTTACTGCTAGATAAGTCTACTGTATTACTTGCTTCCTTACTTAATAAGTATGGGACTGAGAATAGTGATGAACTATTACATGATGCTGTAGCAATTGCTAAAAAACTAATAATTAAATGTAATGAATTATGAGTACTGTTTTTTGTGTATTTCGCATACCAGTAGTAACAGACAGTTATGGTAATATAAATTCAGATTATAGTGATAATGATTATACTGAGGTTGCTTATCGTGACAGTCGTGGTATAGTATGGAGGCCCCCCTTTGATATATCTGAATTTGCTTTAAAAGATAGTGTTCCAGTATATCCTTTAGATAATACGGCGCAAGGAATATATACTGTGGGAGATATTAAGAAAGCCATTAAGAAACAACTGAAAGGTGAGAAGATGAAGAAAGTAAAGGCAGAAAGGATATTACATCCAGGATTCCTTGTGTGGTGTTCTATGTGGCCCTTGAATGATGGTTTTGTAGATTCCAGAGGAATTAAGCATGAGAAAAACAGACTCTTTACATATAATAAAGATAAGTGTGAAAGGAAGTTTGTAGCGCTATTAAAAGAGTTCACTGAAGAACAACTATGGAATGCTTTAGAAGCAGAATTGTCCTGGAGGAAAAGCAAGTCAGCAAAGACTGGGATAAACCATTTACAGTATATAAGTGGTCCTGAACCCTACCTTAAGCAAAGAAAGTTTGAAGGGTGGATTGGACAACCAAAAGAGACAGAAAATGATAAGCAGCTGGTGAATCCAGAAGATTTATATTAATTAATGTCAAACGAAACAAAAGCTCAGATTATTACAATGGATGATTGTATAGATAAAATGCTATATGATCTAAAAAACGGGAAAGAGAAAGGTACAACAACATATATCAATGAATTGGACTGTTGTTGGAAGTGGAGAAAGACAGAATTTAATTTATGGACCGGATATCAAAATGAAGGCAAGAGTACATTCCTTAGATATATTTCTGCAATCAAAGCGTTAGAAGAGGATTGGAAGATTTTATGTACCTGTCCTGAAGACTTCCCAGCAGTTGAATTTTTTGATGATATTATACATACAGTAGCGGGACAATCAACAGACAGAGATAATCCTAACAGAATAAGCGAATCACTTTATAGGAAGATATACGAGAGATTAAGATATAACTTCATCTTTTACTATTTAGCACCCCCAGAGAATTCAATAAAAACCGTTCTGAAGGAATGGGAGGGACTTATAGAATTATATAACATCGATGCTGGTATTATAGATCCTCTGATAAAGTTCGCACGACCATCGGGTATGGATAAGGATGACCAATATGCCGTGTATTTAACAACACTATTAACCGATTTTGCCAGGAGAAAACACATCTCCTTACACTTAGTACTTCACCAAGTTACACCTCCTAGAGTTCCGAATGCAAACTATCCAAAACCCTCAGCATATAGTATAAAAGGTGGAGGAAGCTGGGCGGACGGTTCAGATAATGTTTTAGTAGTATGGAAGCCCAATCACGCAACTGATAAGACTTCTACAGAAGTAATATTTGCTTCTGATAAAATTAAAAAACAGAAGTTAACAGGTATTCCACAACAGCTCACTATAAAGTTTGATAGACGAACAAATAGATATGTAGATTTTAAAACAGGTAAAGACCTATATAATTTCGATAAACATTTTAGCTAATATCTTATTGAAAATCGCCGCACATCCTTTGCGTAGTAACCCTCTATTTTTACATTTTGACCTTACTTTTATAGAACCCTCAAGTAAAGACAACCTATACTATTTCCAAAACCACAACGCATGATATCTTACCGGGAACTGGCAAATAAGATATACGAAGACAATACACAATTTATTACAGGTTATTATTATGAGGAAACTCCTAACTACCCTCATAAATTTCACATATTCCCTGATAAAATATGCTCAGAGGAGGCATACGACATAGTTGCGCATGATTTACATGAACTGGATGTACCTGGAAGTCATTTAGACATTTCAGCATGGACAGATGTAGATAGTTTTTTAGATTATTTAAATAGAAATAAATGAAATATGAAAAATAAAAAAGTTGCCACAATAATGATAACAAACAGGGTGAATGGTATGTATTATTATACTCTAAACGCACCTAACGGACAAATACTTATGACATCAGGAGAGTATTATAATTTGATGGCAATAAACAACGCAATTGCAAGTGTGAGGAAATGGATAGCTGATGCTGAAATTATTGAACTAAAAAATGAAGAATGAAAAAATTAATATTATTAATAACACTTATCATATCTAGTTACTTATCATTTGCACAGGACGCAAGTGTATTTATGTGGACTTCTAATAGAATGGACTCAATAGTAAAGAAGAATAATCCAGTACTAGCTAGATCCGTGGTGAATGGGAGACGTGGGGTTGTGAATGTTAAATACCTATTTAAACCCATAAACAATTTAGTAGGGTTGGTATGTACATACCAGAATAATAAATTGATATGTATGACTACTGTATTTACTTCCAACCAGGAGTTTATTAATCTGGTACAGCATAATATCAATAACGATAAAGCAGTAAAAAAGTTATCAATAAGTGAAACAGAAATGGTAATATATAATACTCATCGCATGATTTATACTATCCTCACTATTGATACTGAAAAGAAGTTGTTGTATATGACACATATGTTAAGGAATCCTACTACTACATCTGAGATAAAAACTATTTAAAATTGAAACCAATAAAAATGTATCGTTTGCTACAAAAAATTACGGGAATTCATAGAATACATCATGTGAAGTATTCATATGGATGGAAATTACCCTATGGGCAATGGGCATATTTCAAGAAATGTGGATTCAAAAAGGTCCATATAATATATTATCATGATTGTACTAATACAAATATTTATTAATAATGAACCAATCATACAACGAACGAGTGCAGGCCATAGCTGAAGGTATGTACAATAAAATTAGAAAACAACTCGATGTAGTTGAACCAGAGCAGCCAGAGAATAAACAAGAGATAATGAATATCTTACTTATTCCACTTGCTCATGATACAGTAAAGCAGATGACCGAAGCTGTAACAGACGCATTAAGTGAGCTTTTACCGATCGATGGTGAAGATTATGAAGACGGGGATAATAAATATGTCATACCAGGGTATCTATCAGCTAACGGTTTAATCCCTGACAGCGGACAGGAGGACAGTGAAGATGTTTAAATGTACTTGTATAAACATTGAAGTAGGGAGTTATGACAACCAAACATTCGTTCATTCTCCTGCTCATATGCCCAAAGAAAACGGTTATTGCTTGGATAGGTGTATAGCGGAAGAGGTAATGATCTTGTGGCAATTGGGTATAACGACTACCGGATGTTGTTGTGGTCATGGGAAGTTACCTGCATTTATTGGAGTAGAGTTTCAAGATATTAATGTTATGAAGTCATTCGGATACAATGTACATCATAATTCTTTAAGGCCCGAAGATGAAGATTCTTTTACACCTATGGGCAAAGACTTTGCAATGTCTGTTCTCTTAAATAAAATTAATATTAATAAAGATGAAACTATCTAAAGCACAACAAGAAATCGTGGATAAGATGAGGGAGGGATGGACATTATATAGCACCCATATTTCTTGGAAAGTTGATCCAATATGTTTCAAAAGTATAAACATTAAAACATTAAATTTTTTATTAGTAAATGGGATTATTGAATATAAATCAATGTATCCACATATTTACCAACTCACCGAAAAATATCTGAACAATGAAGGATAAATTAACAGCCAGAGAAATCATAAAACATCATTTTCAATCAATTTGGTCACACTCTCAATATGAATCTTGGATAGACACATTAGAGGTTGCAATGAATGAATATGTCCATCAACAGACTAAAGAATTGAGCCAAATTTTCTTTAACCAATTAAACAAAGACAATGAAGGATAAGATACTTAAAATAATTAACAATAACATATCAATATCTCAATCCGGATACATGAACGGTCAAGCAGATATTGAGGGTGTTGAATACACGGTCAGTGAATTAACCGCGCTCATGTGCTACCGGGAAGTAAGGGCATATTATCAAGCATATCGTGATTTTGATGATAATGAATCCGATGAAAGTATAAAACAGGAAATCCTTGGAACCTTTAGTGATGATTATCCCGAAGAAACCATTCTACAAGCCATTGAACAAGTTAAAAACGAACTGAAATGAGTAGATATATGTCTGATAAATACAACCCAAAGAAAGGAGATTGGATACCTACTGTTATTGTAGAATTTCACGGTATGGCTGATTTATGGATGACAAAAAAGCAATATGATGATGAGGGTAAATTTAAAGGATTTTTAAAATCGTTTAGTGTATCTATAAAAGATATTGCAAAGGTGTGGCATGTTTTAAAATATTCATCAAGCTACCCTACAACTGATTGGGAAGGATAAAATAATAAATTATGAAAGAGAGATTAGAAGAATTTTTAGGAGGAATTTTCAATAGTTTTGAATCCTCCCTTACTTGGAATATTGATTGTAACAATGAAAGAATAGAAGTTTCGTTCCAAGGGTTGTATGATGAAATCCCTCAGTATTATTCCCTTGCTTATAAGTTTGAGAATAATAAAATACATTATGAAACAGTAGAAGGTCATTGGAATGACATTGATGCGTGGAGTGCTAAAACAGATTTATTGATGTATTTGTTTTTGACAGTTTGTTGGAATTTTGATTATTCAAAAAGTTGAAATATGAAAGATTCAAATTATTTAGAATTTCTGAAAAATAAATGTGAGAATAAATGTGGGTGGTGTGCTTATTGTCAAGGAATGGATGTGGGAGATACTGTAACTAGATGTGGAGATGATGGAATACAGTATGATTATGAGATTGATAGTATTGATCCAGATGGAAAATGCATAGACATTACCAATGATGAAGCATTCCCAAATTACGTTTACATAATGGCAGATGATTGTGTTTATAATGAAAATAAAGAAGACTTAGATGATTCAGAAGAAGTTTAAAGAATTGAAAGTAAAGAAAGGACAGTATGTTAGCCTCAGATACACTTCACACGGATATGAGTTCCAGGATAATTGGGTGAAATTTTGTTGGTACAATAAAGGGAATATTTACCTGGAGTCAGAAGACTACAGAACGGGGACTAATGTATTAAATATAAACCAAGTTAAACACATAAATATTCACAATGGGTTATATTCCAAGATGGTATCAAAATCAAGCCGTGGAGAAGGGTTTGAGGGCATTGAGAGGTAAATCAAACGATGTAATTGTTGCGCCTTGTGGATCAGGTAAGTCATTAATAATTAGTATGTTAGCACAAGAGTTAAATGAGCCAACTTTAATACTACAGCCGTCTAAAGAAATACTAAAACAAAATTACGAAAAGTTATTGTCCTATGGAGTGAATGATGTTGCAATGTATTCTGCTTCAGTTAAGAAAAAAGAAATAGATAAATTCACTTACGCCACAATAGGATCTATTTACACTAAACCTGAGCTTTTCAAACATTTCAATTATGTATTAATTGATGAAGCACATCTTTACAACGCAAAGAATAAGGACGCAATGTATAATTCATTTTTCAGAGCGATAGGTAATCCTAAAGTATTGGGGTTAACTGCATCTCCATATAGGATGGTTCAGAAATACTATAAAGACGGAGAGGATATGTATTACACATCGATGCTTCAGGTTCTAAACAGAATCCATCCCTTTTTCTTCAAAAAATTCTGCTACAATATTCAAATTGATCAATTATTCAAAGAAGGTTGGTTGTGTCCTATAGAATATATTAGTCACAAGGATACAAATATTGATATTTCTAAAATAAAAGAGAATACAACCGGAGCAGATTTTGATGAAACGGCATTAGAAAATTATATGATGTCTGCTGAAAATGTAGAGAAGGTTATTAGTGCTATTGTTGAGCATGATACTATAATCAAACGAAATCTTATATTTTGTAGCTCAAGACTTCATGCCAAAAGGGTATCCGAAAAGCTATGTAGTCTTGGATATACTTCTGAACTTATCACATCTGAAATGACCGATAAAGAGAAAGAAACCATTACAAAAAACTTTACTACTGGTATTACTAAACACGTTTGTGCGGTAGGAATGTGGACTACTGGGGTTGATATGCCATGGTTGGATACAGTTACAATGGCTCGACCTACAATGTCTCTAGGTCTATGGTATCAAATGTGTGCGAGAGCAATTAGGATTGACCCCAATAATCCAAACAAAAAAGCAAAGATCATTGATACTACAAACAATATGGAACGCCTGGGTAGAATTGAGACGATTAGAATTGAAAAAGAAGAAGACGGATTTAGAGATAAGATTGTAACGGAAAGAGGTACTATTTCAGGAGTTCCCTTATATACTTTTAAAATGACCAATCAAGACAAAATAAGCGAAATATCAAAGCACATGAATTAAATGATCATAAACCTAGAAAATGAAGTTTGGAGTAATATTCCTAACAGTACCTATGCCGTGTCAACCTATGCAAGAGTAAAAAGAATTCCTTTTTGGAGAGTTCATAACATTAATAAAATATCGTATTTAACAAAAGAAAGGTTATTAAAACCCAATAATTGTAATACCAAAAAATATTGGAGAATTTTAATTAAATATTTAGATGATAAAAGTATACATGAATCTGTGCATAGACTTGTGGCGAAAGCGTTTGTCCCCAATCCAGATATACTACCTCAAGTAAATCATATTGACGGGAATAGAAATAATAATTACTATCTGAATCTGGAATGGATTACAAATTTAGAAAATACTAGACATGCTTTTAAAATAGGCCTTCGAGTTAATAGTTTTATAAACATGCAGGGTGAGAAATGCCATTTAAATAAATATTCTGAATCTATCATTACCCAAATACCAAGTTTCATAAACTCAGGATTAAATTATGCGCAAACTGCAAAAAAATTAGGAATACCAATTACTTTAATTACTGAAATAAAAGCAGGAAGGACATGGAAGCACTTGAAGTTAGTAATTCCCGATAGTCCTTGGGGACTTTGCAGAACAAAGAAGAAACCAAACAAAAATTAAGTAAAACTTTATAATATGCCATTTAATGTCGATGCTGTTTTTATAGGTGCTGCGTTAAAAGCGCTCAAACAAGCCAACCTTACTGAAGATCAACAAAAACGATTATGTGATGAACTTGTCAAATTATGTGATGAGTTTGTTCCTGGAACCTTTAAAACTAAACAATGAGATATTTATTATTACTACTGATATTGATTACTGCATGTAATGAAGACAACTCTCCTAAATATATACAGGGTAATAGTCAGGCTTGGAAAAAAGAAATTCGATATTTTCAAGACTTGAGAACAGGTTTATGTTTTGCTGAAAGAGGATATTCTGATGTAAATAGTTTTACATGCATACCATGTGACTCTCTTAAAAGACTTGAAAAATTCAATGTTCATCATGAAGAAAAGTAAACCTAAGAAACTCCCACCAAAACCTCCAATATCAGTACGTCTAGAATCAGTCAGTGATTACTTCTTAGGGTATAGGAGAGTTAAAGGATCTTATAATCAATTATTCAAATTAAATGAGAATGGAAGTAATAATAAAGCATGAGGACAATCCCCCATATCGTACTTATGTATTCTCTGTAAGGGATGCACCTGAAAATAAATTATGGTTCGGTGGAGAATTTAACTTCAAGGGATATATAAATGAAGATTTATTTGTAATGAGTCATTTGGAGCAACGGGAAGAATTAATCAGGGAAAAATTACAAGAGATTGCTGATATAATTTATAAAGATATCATATGAATTATGAAATTGTTAAAGATGAAGCAATATTAAAGGACTTTATTGAATGGCTTCCTGAATTAGAAGAATATGAACAATATTATTTATGCTTATTTGCTAGGAGTAAATACTGTAAGGATGGGTTAGTTCATATAAAATCTGACAAACAGCAACTAAAGCGTTTCACATCCAAAAAGAAGAATATGTTTGATAAGATCAAGCAACTGGAATGTGAAATGGGGTATTATAAGCAGAAAGAAACTTGTATTCCACAAGAGGCACTTGCTCTTTATATTAATATCAACCCCAGGGATCTTTGGAAAGCCTCCTTCAATTCGTTGGTTCACTTAGCTAAATGTCTCCAGTTAAATAATAAAACGATGAATCCGCATCAAGAGGTAATGAGTGAAATCCAAAAAACAAAGGGTAAGACTAGGTATGTCATATTTGATTGGGATGAAAAATTACCTAATGATGATTTATATTATGAATTAGCAGATAAAATAAATATAGACGCAGTTAAAATTATTGAAACAAGAGGAGGTTATCATTTATTAATCGATCCTGAAAAAATCGAAGCTATGTATAAGAACACATGGTATAATAGAATTTCTAATTACATTTCTGTGGATCAAAAAGGTGATTTAATGTCTCCTGTACTAGGATGCACGCAAGGAAACTTTATCCCTAAATTTGTTTGATATGAAAAAGTATTTTGCTAAATATCTTCCTGTAGAAGGAGAGATAAAAGAAGGCGATGTCTATTTGTGTATATACGACAATTCAAGATTTGTAGGAGTGGCTGGAAAAGAGGATTTAAAAATAGTCAATACGGATAGGTATACTAAAGTAAAACGGGTTCTCTGTAGTAGAGATATACAAGTAGGTGATGAGATCAGAGCCATGTGGAAGTTCGATGATGGTAGTCTTAGCTCTCAATGGGGTATTGTTACTGGAGATGGAGCTGAGGATCAATTAATTAAGACACCAAATTATTGGAATGTAAAAATGCCAACTAAAATCGAGAGGAGAGTTTATGGGAAGGGCAATTTTGGTATATATGGTAGGGCAACTGGAGAAATAATGGACTTCTTCTATGTTATACGGTTACCTAAAGAACATTCATTTAAAATCCTTGCGGAAATTAGTTCTGAAGCTACGTGGATAAAGGATGGAGATGAATTTAATGAGAATGAGGTAAAACTTTATTGGCAACCTGGAGGACACGGAAGCGAAACATGGAATTTGGTTTCTATTGATCATTTACCTATTGATTTCATTAAGGAAACTAAACCAGATTTAGTAGCTAAAATTATTTGTCCACATTGTAAACACTTTCACTAATGGAAATAATTAAAGGGAATCTAATATCCCTAGCACTAGAAGGGAGATTTGATGTAATAGGACATGGCTGTAATTGTTTTTGCAAAATGAAGCGTGGTATAGCTCCTCAAATGGTAAAGGCTTTTGGATGTGATAGTTTCGAGCTAGAGCATAAAAACAGAGTAGGAGATATCAATAAGTTAGGAGGCATAGATTACGTAGGGTTTCATCTGAAAAATGGGGTAGCCACAGAAACATTGTATGTTGAACATGGTGAATTGATCGTTGTCAATATGTATACTCAATATCATTGGGTAGAACCAAGTAGATTTGACATTCCTTTAGACTATGCCGCTTTAGAGCTGTGTCTTCTTAAAATGAACCATGTGTTCAAAGGAAAGCATATCGGCCTTCCTCGGATTGGGTGTGGATTAGCAGGAGGCAACTGGACTCAGGTTCTAGTGATGATCTATGGTATATTAACAGACTGTAAAGTAACAATAGTAGAATACGAAAACTAATTTATATGAAATATGTATTTATGTCAATCTGGTTTGATATTCCTAGACAATTAATTGACAAATTATAAAATTATTTTGCAAAACTAATAAATATTATTATCTTTGATGAAATTATTAGACAATGGAAGATTTTAAGAGATCGGAAAGTATAAAAAATATTGCCACTTCCTTGGTTGAGTTCAAGAAAAAAGTTAGCGATATTAAAAAAACAAAGGAAAATCCATTTTTCCATGCCAAATACGCTGATCTATCAGATGTATTGGATGCTATAGACCCTGCATTGATTGAGAGTCAATTATCGCTTGTTTCTTTGCCTTATGGTAAAAATGAATTAATTGTCATATTAAGTCATACAAGTGGGGAGTTTATTCAAACTAAGTTTAATACCTGTGCAATCCCTGAATACTTGAAAGAGAAAGATAAGACAGGGAAAGTCGAATGGAGGGCATCAGAACCACATACCACTCCTCAATCTTTTGGTTCTGCCCTTACTTATGCTAGGAGATATGCTATTTTGGCTGTATTAAACTTGGCCGTAGTAGATGACGACGGAAATGCTGGAAGTGGTAAAGGTAAGCAAGATGAAGACACAAGACCTTATTTGAATAAGACGAAATTAGGTAGTTCAGACGTGTTACCAGAATTCAAGGAAGCAGTAGAGATTGCAAAGAAGGAAGGAAACCTGGATAGCTTGATTGCTAAGTATAGAATAGCAAAAGCTGTTCAAGAAGCAATTGCTACAGAAGCAGATATTTAAAACAATATAAATCAAATAATTACATGGCGATTAAAGGGAATAGTACGATTCAAAATACAGAAGGGGGTTTTAAGAAATATGTTGGTGTTGCAGCAGTAGAAGTAGTTGCAATCAATCCATCTTCTGAGAAGATCGAAGAGTTAATTGGCAAGAAACCAGAAGAAGATCCTTCATATACAGATGTAGATAAGAATGGTAATGACAAGGTGAATTTTGTATTCTGGTTGAAAGAGAATTCCACTGGTAGGATTTTCAATAATTTAAAGCTCAGTATTACAGATAAAGAACGCCCAATAAGTAAGAAGGGACAGTATCAATATATAAACAATATTGGTTTTACTGCCTGGGCGAAAACTGAAAATGAATTAAAATCGAGTTTTGCAAAAAGACCCTACAGAGCTGCTAAAATAGGGGAAGATAATTTTTATGAATTCATGGGGAGATGGCTCTGTTTAGATTCAAGGGAAAATGATGCAGAATTGGATTTTAACCTTACAAAACTGCTACGTGGTAACTTTAGAGAGTTAGATGAAACGGTTAAGAATTTTGTAGGTCAAAAAGTAATCATATTATTTACAATTAATACTGGAAAAAACAAAGAAGGGGATACTGTAGAATATCAAAATATTTATCCATTCGCATTTCTTCCTTATGAAACCAACTCCGGTAAAACGCTTGACTTCTTCAAAGTAGCTGATAGTAGGAAACCTTCTTATGTAGAATACTTTATTAAGAACGTAACCAATGAGACATTTGGTTGTAAGGATTTCTTCAAATTGACTCCGCTTGAAGAATATAACCCCCATGAGAACTTCTTGACTACTGACCAACCCATTAAGAAAGAAGTTGAACCTACTTATAATCCTTCAGGGGATACTGAGGAAGATTTACCTTTTTAGTTTTTCATGACTTATGTGTATAATCTTACCGCTATTTTTATGGCGGTAATTTTTTATCCTTTAAATAAATAAAAATGGAGAAAATTGAAAATGTTCAACATCCAATTGTTGGTGAGAAGTATTTAGTGAAATGTGTGCAAAGTAGAAGAGATTTCCATATTGATGGGTATAAAGGATGGACTCCTGTATTCGGTGAATTTCATCATGATAAAGAATTGTATTTACAAGAAATGCACTATCATTTAGATTGGAGATTTATACCTACTCATTATATTGTTGAACATGAAAGAGAAATCATGCATCATTTATATAGTCCTCACACTGAAAGTGCATGGGGATCTTTTTTAAAAGTGAGATATTTAGACTTACCCTATCTAAGGCATTTTGATAAATTACCAGAACACTCTTTTGATGAATTAGTTGAGATGTATAAAGATGTAAAAATGCATGATATGATTTGTCCTCATAAAAAGGCAAATTTAAAAAGCTGTCAAGTAATAAATGATACTGTAGAATGTCCATGTCATGGATTAAAATGGAATGTAAAGACAGGTAGTTTAGTTTGCTAAGTTTTTATAATGATCAAAGGTTCACCTAAGAAGCCAATTAGATTTGAGAGTATTCTTGAGAAGATAGAGCAATATGATATTTACAGGTATTATTTAGGGGTAGATTTTAATACTCATAAGAACGTCTCTTCCCCTTTCCATGTAGACAAGCATCCCTCCTTCAGAGTTAGGGCCACTGTTGATGGCTTCCTGTATCATAAAGATTACGCCGATGCAACTAAGGCCGGTAACTGTGTTAATTTGGTACAACAGTTATATGGACTATCTTATAATGCAGCTATTGTTAAAATAGATCAGGATTTTGGTTTGGGTATTTATAGTAATGATAAAAAGAACTATCAGTTATTAATTTCAGATTATAAGAAGCCAGATAAACTAAAATATAAAAAGCCTGATTTAATTCAAATAAAAGTAAGAAAGTTTACCAAAGAAGAACTACTGTATTGGGAACAATATGAGGTATCCGAGGAAATGCTAAATGATAACGATGTATATGGAATAAAGGAATTAATCATTAATAAGGTAGTTGTTACTGATTGGGAGAGCAGTTTAAAGTTTGGATATTTCTACAACCCACATTGGAAAGTATACCGTCCTTTAGTTGAAAAGAAAAAGAAATGGATATGGAATAATACCCCCAATGACAGAATGTATGGATTGGGAGAAGTAAAAGGTAAGGATACAGTCATTGTAACTAAATCCCATAAAGATTACCTCTGTTTAAAATCCGTATTTCCGAATATTGTTCTTTGTCAAAATGAATCCGAAGTAGCTGTAAATCAATCTAATATAGAATTCCTTCAAAATAACTGTGGTGAGGTTTATTTCTTTTTTGACTGTGATGATACAGGTAAAAGGAGTTGTAAATTTTATAACCAATACGGTTTCAAATGGGTCAACGTACCCAATAAATACTATCAAGAAACCAAAACTAAAGATCCCAGTGATCTTGTGAAAAACTATGGGAAGCAAGAACTTATTAATCTATTAAAATCAAAAAATATAATATAAAATGGATACAACAAAATATAGGGTAGTGCAGCATTCAGAAACAAACTTCGAGGTACAAGAGTATGTACGATGTACACCAGTAGGTGTGACAGTTGAATTTGTCGGGTGGAAGGTATTAGATTTTTATGATAATCTTTTTTCCGCGAAGAAATATATAGATAGATTATCCGAAAAGGAGCATTTCCCAAAAGTAGTTTACGAAAAAGAAGTAGAATATTAAAAATAGCAAAATATGATGACACAAAAGAAAGAAACAAGGGCTTATAAGTTTTATAATAAGTTTGGTAAGGAAGAATATATGTATGTCTCTTACGATTTAGTATTTAAAGATGGATTTTTAGAGAAAGTCTATAATTCAGCGCATGGAGATTGGGGACATGCAGTGGAACACAATTCAGAATGCTTTCACTTTTTTAATGAAAAATACAATATTGTATGCTAATTACATCCCACGAAGAATATACCATAGTAATGAAAGAAATTGAATCTCTTTTTGATAAAGGATTTTCTAAATTGTCACAGGAGGAGGATGATAGACTTGAAGATTTATCAAATGCTGCTGAAAAATGGGAAATAGCTCATTATAACTTTGATTAATACTATAAACAATGGAAGATCAATACATAGTTAAATACGGAGATAGTCCTAATCATTATTGCGATGATCAGGATTTTCAAGAAATAGGTAACTGGGAAGCAGTTGAAAAATGGTTGGAAAATAGATCTTTAGAACATGGGGACGAAATTTATAAAATTGAACTGGTTGCTAAAGTAAAATCAGAGACAACATTAAAATTACAAATTGATTTAAAAGAGAAATTATGACCAAAGGAGAATTTGTTAAGTTACTTGATAAATATGATGACAATAAAGAGTTTTCTATTTTTGTTGAGGGTGTGGCTGAAGACACATTTGTAAATTTGATGAGTATCCAGGAAATATGTGAAGATTCAACCGATTTAATTCTTAATGTAAGTATATAAAGATGAATATCGATAAAATAAATTGCTCAGAAAGCTGGAAACCTTATTTGGAACCATTTGTATCTACGAAAGAGTTTGATGATATTTTCCTACAGCTACAAACTATTGGGAAGAGTAAGAAGATTTCCCCTGCCGCGTTCAATTTATTTCGTCCATTTCGTGAATGTAACTATGAGGATCTAAAAGTAGTCATATTAGCAGATGGTCCTTACAACAATATCAGGAGTAATAAAATAGTAGCAGATGGGTTGGCCTTTTCGTGTGCAGAAACTGGGGTATTAGAGAAAGAGTTGGAAGTATGGTATGATGGGGTAGAAAGGGACTTATTTGACGGTTTAAAGCTGGATATAGATATTTCATCTGATCTTACAGGTTTGGCCTCACAGGGGGTATTATTACTGAATACCGCCCTCAGTACTACAGCAGGAGATAAATACCCTCACTTTGATATCTGGCGACCGTTTATAACCTACCTCCTTAAATCAGTTATCAACCCTTATCCAGCTCCTTTGGTGGTTATTTGTATGGGGGATTTAGTGAAAGTAGATATTGAATCAGTTTCTTCAGAACATGAGCTTCTTATGTGTGATCACCCAAAGACAGCTATTAGTGGATTTAGGAGATGGAACCATAGGGATGTTTTCTCTAAAACTAACGAATTCCTGTTAAAAACCAGAAATGAGTCTATTGAATGGGTGGAAACAATTAAATTTTGTGAAACTAATTAAAATAATTATCTTTACGTCATAATTATTAGTTTATGACTGATGAAGAATTGAAGATTACTAAAGGAAAGTTACGATTATTACGTAATAAATACTTTTGGCAAGTATTAAAAGATTTTAAAGAAGTAAACCTCAACAACACCCTGTCTCCTTGGTTACAGTTAGAATGTATATATGGAAAAGCTGTTGCAGATGAGAAGAAGCCCAAATACCGCCAGAAATCGTTATTAGAACAGATAGAAGAACAGAAGAACGAAAACCCTACCATTGAAGAATAAGAAAACACCTACGAGAAGCGATACTAGTCCTAAAGCAAGATTTCAAAGAAAAGTTAAAGCTAAACCTGTATCTAAAGAAGGTTATTTAGATGGTATATTCTATGAAAGCCTTACTGAGATGTACTCCCTTTCCTGGTTATTAGAATTAAAGAAAGCCGGTTATGTGAAAGAGATTACCCGTAGTGAGTCTTTCCTTCTATCTGATAGTATTACTAATGACTTTGTTATCCAGATGAAGCGGGGCAGTAAACCAGCAGCCCAGACATTAGTACATGGTCATAGTTACACAGCTGATTACAATGCTATTTTCACAAAGAAAGCTATTGGAGTATTCTGTTGGGTACTTGGAAGTGGAACTAAATGGGAGAAACACTGGTTGGTGTGTCATGATCATAAGAAAGATGAGTATTACTGTCATATTGAAGTTAAACCAGATTTTACTGACTGGAAAGGGAAGACATCTAAAGCAGTTAATGATTGTAAATGGGTGTACCAGAAATACGGGAAATTCATTAACATTTTTAAGCCCGAAAATAGATTTGAACCAACTTTTACTCCTAGTACTTATTTACTAACAGGTACAGGAAAGAATAGAAAGATTTCATACGAGACAAGGACATTAAATGAGTATTTAACTCAATTTAAATGAATCAAGACTGGCAAGATGACCTTGAGGAATTAGGAGATGAAGACTATATACCAGAGTCAGAAGATGATGTTGATACATCTAACTTAATTGACGGATTTACATTAACAGAAATTTTAGAATCATATTTTAACAATAAGAAAAAAATGGCTGAAGATAAAAAAGAAGAAAAAGTACAATATAGTCAGTGGTTGAAAAGGGGTACAAGTACTTTCATCCCCGCTGACAATTCTAATACACAAAAGGAATTAGATGCTGGAGTTTATAACATAAGATTCGCAGATGGAGTTGGATTTTACCTCTTTAAGAAAAATCTTAACCTTGATGAACTAGTGGATCTTCCGATGAAGGAAGGAGACGCTGTTGTAACTGGTATTAAAACATTCTGGGAACGTGAAGAGAAATTTAAAGAGTATGGATATACATATAAACGAGGTGTGTTACTTTATGGTGAGGCTGGTATGGGGAAATCTTGTTTGATTAATAAACTATGTAAACACTTAGTTGAAAAATTAAACGGTATAGTTATTTATATTTCTCAATCTGGAGAATTGGACAGTTATTATAAATTTTCCAGCGAAATATTAAGGGTCATTGAACCTAACAGGCGGCTGGTCGTGTGCATAGAAGATATTGATGGCCTATGTGCTTATAAAGAAAATGAAACTACTCTATTGAACATTTTAGACGGTGTTAATCAGATCAATAATGTAGTGTACATTGGTACTACAAATTTCCCAGAAAATCTTACGGCCAGGATTTTGAATAGACCTTCCAGGTTTGATTTAAGAATTGAAGTTAAAGCTCCAAATGCCGAATGTAGAGAAATATATTTCAAGGCTAAGTTAAAAGATAGTGATTTAAATATTATAGATCTTAAAAGCTGGGTAGACCAAACTGAAGGAATGAGCATGGCTCATTTGGGAGAATTGATCAAATCTGTAATCATTATTGGAAATACTTTTGAAGAGACTATTCAGAGATTAGTAGAAATGAAAAAACTTCCATCCAGTCATGAATTTGGTAAAGAGACAAAGAGTATAGGATATTTTGGTAAAAAAACAGGATGATTGTTCACAAAAGGCATCTGTTTACGAAAACGCAAACACACAAATAAAATGTACGCAAATTTTAATCGATATGACAATAAGGGACGTCGTCTTTCCCTCTTTGCTGAAGAAGAGAATAATAAACTAAAGATCTATGTAATCACCTGCTCTAAATCAGATCAGTTTTGTAAGAAAGATGGATGGTGGTATCTGGAACTTCATCAGAGATATTTAGCTGGGGATATTCAAGAAAACGATTTGGAAGAATTATTTGTACCACATCCTCAAGTATTTGAAATAGCTGTTATTGATAATAAACCCAAGAAAACTTTTATCAATTGGTGTAATGAAAACTTCTATTTCTTAAAAGAAAAACAAGTACGATACAATAGGTGGTGGGTTGAAAATAAGGATGGAATTAGAGTTCATGTAAAAGACAGTCCATTATGTTCAAATAAATTATCTAAATGGTAATGGTTACTCAAAATGTACAACAACCTCAAACACAGATTAAATATCTCAGCTATAGCGCTATAAAAATGTTCCTGGATAATAGAATGAAGTTCAGGAAGAAGTATATCCTCAAAGAAAAAGTCAAGGAAGAAAATGATGCAATAAGGTTAGGTAATTTAGTGGATTTCTACCTTACTTGTGATGAGGATACTTTCGATGAGAAATTTGTACTTACATCTGCTGAGAAACCAAGTGGACAGATGTTGGATTTCGTCGATGCTTTGAAGAAAAGGACCATAGCAGCTGTAGACTCAAATGATGTCATCACTAAAGAAATGGAAGTCCTTATTGGGGAAGCATTCAATGATGTTAAGTACAATGCAGCTGGTGAGGAAGTGAAGTTTAAGAAGAAAGATATTGACTACGTGTTAAATGAATTCTTGACTAAGAAAATAGGGTACGACTATTACATAGAGTTCAGGAATTCCATGGATAAAACTGTAGTAACTCCAGATGAAGTTGAGAAGGCTGAGATTATAGTTAGGCAATTGAAAAACGATCCTAATACATATGCTATCTTCAATCCAGAAGAAGATGGAGATGTAGAATGGTTTAATCAGTTCCCATTTGAAATAGAATTGGAGGGTTATACAATCAAAGGTATGATAGATCGTTTGAAGGTAGATCATAAGAACAAGATTATCAAGCCACTAGACATAAAAATCACATTTCAAGTCGAGTCGTTTGAGTGGGCATACTTAGATGATATGTACTATCTCCAAAATGGAGTATATCATTATGCTCTGGAAGAAATGTTCCCTGATTATGTAGTTGAACCAGTATCCTTTATTGCAGGTGACAGCAATGCCTTTTTAAGGCCCTTAGTGTGGCATACAACATTAGCACATGCTAGACAAGGTGTAGATGGGTTTGATTACAGAGGAAGGCACTGGAAGGGGATAAAAGAGGCTCTGAAAGAGATCCGCTGGCATACTGAAGTCTCTAACGATTGGAGAATATCATTTGATAATTATAGGAATTCGGGTAATTTATCAATAAAGCAATTTGCATTATGAAAGGAATATTATTAGGGGAGTTGGAGTTTAATAAAGAACGTTATCATTGTGACGGATCAGGTCCAAGTTATTTATGGGTAGGTAGGTATGAAACAGGGCAATTGTGGTATGAAGAAAGTCCTAGCAATTTACGAACTGGATGGGGAAATATAACATTTATGGATAAGGATAGGGATCTATTCCAATATCTAAAAGAAGTTACTATTGGGATGGATGTAGATTGTGGTAGACTTTCTGATGGAGGGCATCTGATCCAGTCTTTCAAAGGTGCTAAAGTGAGATTGAAAGGGATGACTGAATGGATCTCTAATGATCAAATACCAGAGAATGAAGCCAAACAATAGTACCATCTTTTTACTCCCAGGATTAGGTTTGAATCGTAAAGAACTAACTGAGAAATACGGGTTTGTAAATGCTTTTATTGGAGATGTCAATAGAACAATACGTATCAAAGGAGTCTATTTATTATTTACAGGTATGAATGGGCATTTCTTTGAGGACTATCCTGAATTTACTAACATATTTGAAGATTTGTATGAACCAGTTAGGGGTTCTAATTATATGGTGCTAGTTATCCCATTTCCTAAACATTTTATTAAAGATTACAAGACCATATTAAAAGGAGAGTACTCCAAACTGTCAAAGAAATACAAAGAGTTATTCCCAGATACCATGAACGATAAACCCAGTCTTTATCATCATATCTTTAATAAAACAGATGGGTTGAAGAAGTATTGGGAGGAAAATCTTGATTCTGAGTTAAATACTGATCTTGACTTTTGGGACAAATTCGATAGCGAAACTGAGACATTAGACATTAATAAAATAAAACTATAAAAAATGAAAAATCAAATTAAAATTCAATCAGTAAATTCTGGAATAGTTTCATCAAGCATGACTGTTTTAGGCAGAAGTTTTTTTGAAGTTACAGACATAGATAATAATGTTCTAGGTCATGTAACCGGAGATAATTTAAATAATCAATTAAAACAAATGGGATTTACAGTGGTAGAATATGTAAATTCTAATAATAAACCAGTATGAGAAAACTACTTAACCCAGTAGAGATTAAAAATTCCTATCCGAAAGCATACGCAAAGCTGGAAGAATGGGTAAAGCAAGATTATAATGATTCTGCTCTACCCAAGGAAATTAAAGAAGCATTTACTCTTGATAATTTAGTTACTGGAGCTTTAACTGCTGGATATAGATCTTTATGGGGATTTTTTGATGAGAATGAAATATATCTATTTGTAGCTAGAGATGGTGATTCATTTGGATATGGTATTGGACCATCTAAAAACGGAATGATGGCAAATGGATTCGATGAAAGAATGGAAGCAGAAATAGAAGGATTTTTTATAGCATTTAACCTGTTAGAAAAAACGTTATGACAAAAACAGAATACTTCGAGTATGCAAAAGACTTTTTTAACCAATGTATAGAAACATCAAAGGCAAAAAATGCAGATTATACTGGTGGTAGTCCTGATCCATTTTCTAACTTTACTTCTGTAGAGGTTTTAGGTATTAAAACGGAGGTTGGATTTATCACGAGAATGTTTGATAAGATGAAACGAATTTCCTCTTTCGTACAAAACGGAGAATTGCAAGTAAAAGATGAATCTGTGATTGATACATTACAAGATCTTGCTAATTATAGTGCTTTGTTGGCTGGTTATATCCAAAGTCAGAAGAGAAAAAATTTTCCTGATTTTCCATCGATCATATGTACATCAAGTACGCCACCATATAATAGTATATTAAAATGAATAAAGAATCCCTTAAGCTACTATTGACAGGTTTTGTGCAAGTGGCGTTAGTTAGCTGTAATACCTATCAAATAGCACATAAACAATGGGTGGGGATATTTGTAGTGGGATTTCTTATTTCGTTGGTGTGGTCGTGGAACATTAGACGTGTCTGTTTTGGATCATTTATGGATAGACTACTCTACTGTTCTGGAGCTGCGATTGGATCTGTTATGGGTTGTTTAGCGGCAGATTTGTGGTATACTCATTTAAAATAATATTATGTGTACATGTGTTTCTGTAGTATCAGATGAAATTATAAGATCAGCAAGAAAAGATCATTATTGTTCTTCTTGTGAATTTGTTCAAGATCATATTGGTAAGTGGGATATAGGATTTTTCTCTTTCACTGATCTAAGACTAATAGTAAAAGCCCGACAAGATAATTGGAAAATCCTAAAAGGTACTTCCTATCAAAAGCAAGTAAATGTAATGGATGGAAGAATTTATACTTTTAAATGTCGTCCTGAAATGCATAAACTTTGCATAAAATATGACTTATATCCTGAGTGTTAAAAACAGTAAATAAATATATGAACGAACTATCAATAACAGAGAAGACCTTAATAGATGGGTATAATAATGATTTCTACTTTAAGACTGGAAAGAAGATTGAATTTAAAGTATTAAGTAAATGGGAAACTCTTTGTAGACTGGGGGATAAAATTCCAACAGATGAATTATTCTCCCTTATTTTAGAAGGGGGTGGTTGGACAAAAGAGGAAGTATTTGAAAATACTAAAAGAGTCAACACTGTTTTAAAACGGAGAATTGTGTTTTTTATCTTACACTGCAATAACGTCTCATATAAAGAGATTGGCAGACTCTCTGGAAATGACCATACTACTGCTATAGATGCAATTAAGAAACTTGAGATTGAGATAGAGACTAATTATCCCATGCAAAAATTATTGAGAGAAATAATGATATTTGTAACTGGTACTGTAAACTCTGTAACTATTAATTAACACTTAAACGCTCTTAAAGGAAGGGTTGTAAATGTTAAACACTATAGTTTTTGTAACGCGAAGAACATACTCCCTGGCATTCTTGCTGGGGATTTTTATGCACTAAAGTAATGAATAAAATCAGTAATTCACTTGTTAAAACTAATTAAAATCATTATCTTTGTAGATAAATAATTAGTTTAATGGCGAAAGTTAAAGACGAAAAAGTCAAAGGTTTGTTAGCTGATTTTGAAGAGAAGTATGGAAAGGGGGTAATGGTAAAAGCAAGTGATGAGAAATTTGAAGAAGTTAAGGAGTTCACATCTACAGGATCTTTAACGTTAGATTTAGCCACTAAAATTGGGGGAATCCCCAAAGACGGGAAGATCACTATCATATTAGGAAAGGAATCCTCTTCTAAGACTACATTAAGTTTACACATAATCGCCGAAGAACAAAAGAAGATGCTTCCTTGTGCTTTTTTAGATGTTGAAGGTACTTTCGATAGGGAATACGCAAAAAACTTAGGGGTAGATTTAGATAATCTCTATCTATTAGATGCAGGGGCATTATTGAAATCTTTGAAAATTAAAGACCGGGAGGCAGTTGCTGGAGAAGAGTGGTTGGAGGTATTAGTGGATTTATTAAAAACTAATTCCTTTGGAGTAATTGTATTGGATTCTATTGCTACTCTAACTCCAATGTCTGAATTACAGAAAGGTATTGCAGGAGGGGGACAGATTGCCAGAGTGGGCGCTATGTTGAGTCAAGCCATGCGTAGTGTAAATGCTCATCTTATACGTACTAATACAGGGTTGGTACTTTTAAATCAATACAGAATATCTCCTGGTGCTTACGGGAATCCTTTTATAGAAGTGGGTGGGGAGGCATTAAAATATTACACTTCCCTCAAAATTGAGCTATCCAAATCTTTAGATAAAGATACTGATGGTGTTTACGGTATTCAAGTAAAGGCCAAAATAACGAAATCTAAAGTAGGTATTCCTTATGGTGAAGCATCTTACTATGTGGAGTTTGGTAAAGGGATTCAAAGAATACAGGAGATAATTGATTTAGGAGTTGAATATGGATTCATTGAAAAGGGTGGAGCATGGTTCAATTTCTTAGATCAGGAAACTAAATTCCAAGGAGAGGAAAAAGTTAAACAATTTTTATTAGATAACCCAGAATTTTCTGCGGAATTAGAATCTAAAATACTAGAAAAATTAAAATCATGAGTGTAAATTTTAGCTGGGATACTCCACCACCAAATCCTGTAGGATATATAGTAGGAATTGATCCTTTCAAAGAGCCGACTACTAAATATGTACCTTCTCATGCAGTTGCTTCAAACATTCTGTATGCTTTAGGATTTAATTACGGAGATGGGATGCTAGAATCAACATTCGTTAAAATAGAGGAATTATTTCTAGGGGAAGATTGTACATTATTGATTGAAGTAACATGTGGGCTTGTATTTAATGCATATCCTAGACTCTGGGTAGAATGTAAAATAAAAAATAATGAGTTATTACAAAACATATTACCAAATTTATCCAGTGGATGTGGTATAGAACATACTCTCGAAATAAAAGGCGATACAGAACTACATTCTGAAGCAATTCGTTATATCAACAAAGCTCTCCAAATAATGAAAGACAGAATCTGGCCTTATAGAGAGCAATTAATTGAATTCATTAAAATGGAAGATCAAGCATGAAGGGGAATGATACATATTACTTAGAGGAGGGAATAAATTTACATGTTTTTTGGATCTCGATTTCTGGAGTTATTGAATCTAAAACCACTGAAAGAACATTAACATTTATGACCAATGCTTGGATAGGGTTAGAAAATAAAGTACTCATACTTAATGGAGTATATTTTATTGAATCTACGGTAAACTCTATTTCAAGTGAAATTGCTCTTAGAGATGCTAAATCAAAGTTAGAAATCCTCATCAAAGACAATAGAGAACTTTTACTAGAATACTTTAAAAATGACTCCATTCGATAGAAAAGATGTAATAGACATTGGTGATGGATATTATGTGAATTATACTATAGAGTACAAATCCATTATAACACCTGATAGAGAAGAAGGGGAAATTATAATGTATGTCGGTAAATCATATGATGAAGCTACATTGGGGTTATGTAATTATCATATGTTTACTATGAAGGATATAACACTAACTTCTTGGGGAGTACCAGTTAATAGCAACTGGTACAAAACATATGAAAGTGCGGGAGAGGAATCCGAAACGAGCTTCAGAAAAGCAGTAATATCAAAGAGAGAACAATTAATAGAAATTATAAAACAAAACTCATGAATACTGATAGTTTTTACTTAGGTGAAGATTGTTATGTATATGTGAATACTCGGACGTTTCCTGATGCTAGACGCTTTCTTGAAGATGATTCGGGTATTTCTGGAATTATCACATACGCCTATATTGGAGAAAATTTTACAAATCCTTTAAAAATATCTGGAATAAAATTCTCAGCTGATGGGGAGGACTTTTCTAAATCCCCAAACAAAGTAGATACTGTACATAGCGCAAAATCAAAATTAGCAGATCTTATATTACAACATAAAGAATTATTAATTGAATATGTTAAAAGTCAACTTTAAAAAACTAAACTCTAACGCAGCAAAGCCAATTAAAGCTCATAAAAATGATGCTGGATTTGATTTAACTGCTATATCCAGTGTATATGATAAGTCAGCTAAAACCCTTACTTGTGGTACAGGGGTGGCTATTCAGATACCTGTAGGATATGTAGGGAATATCTATCCAAGGAGTAGTATTTATAAGCGTGGGTTAGTATTAGCTAATTCGGTAGGAAGGATTAATGCTGAAGATTCTAGTGAAATAAAAGCCGTATTCTATTCAATGGTAGATAAACCAAATTTATATGCTCCTGGAGATAGAATTATGCAAATTATTATTGAGAAATTGGAAGATATTGAATTTGAGGAAACACATGAATTAGAAGAAACTGGACGCGGTGCAAATGGCTTCGGTAGTTCGGATAACACTTGGAGACTATAAAAACTAAATAATGAAATATCCTGGATTGGTTTCAAGATTAACTACTTATTGTGATGGGTGGATTGTAGGTAGTGCGGCGTGCCCTGAAAATATAGAGCCAAGAGATTATGATATCTGGATACCAATAGCAAATTGGGGTACTGCAATATCCATGCTCCCTGATCAAATTGACATTAATAGAATGCGTGGATATAAAGTAATAGATGAAGAAAAGGAGATAGACATTTTTACATGTGAAATGTCATCTTTATTTAATACTGCATATTTTAAATATGCATACCATCCACGAACCGGAATCAGAATTGCTAAAGTATAAAAACCAATAAATATGAATAATTTTCAACAGAACACTGTAGCACCTGGAGTGCAGATAGTAAACAGTAAAAAGAACAAGTATCGTGCAAGAAAGACAGTGAACGGTAAGCGCGTTACGTTTTACACTAATAGGAAAACAGAAGCTGTAAGCTGGGTAAACAACTAATTTTGCTTATCTACCAGTATAGTATAATGGCAATACGTCAGATTTTGACTCTGAATATCCTCGATCATTACGAGGTGCTGGTTCAACTAATATACGGGTATAGTTTAATGGTAGAACAAATCTCTCCAAAAGATTTAGTCGAGGTCCGATTCCTTGTATCCGTGCTTAAATGTATAAAATGAATATAAGTTTTGAACAATACAGTACAAAAGTAAATTGCACCATTGATGAAGATTCTACTACAAATGATGTTCTTCGTTCTGTTATAGGGTTGATGATTACTCTAGGATATAGACAAGAGGGCATACTTTCCGCTATGGAAGAATTAGTATACGAATTAAAACCCATTGAAAAATAATAAAAAGTGTGCCTTAGATGGCTGTAATAACCCCTCTTTTGGTAAATTCTGCAAATATCATACCTTAAAGAAACCATTAAAATCTGGGGGGAAACTATCTCCAAGGAAGAAATCCAAGGAAGAAATCGAGGAGAATAAACAAGCAATAGAACGAATGTGGAATATGTTCCTGGAGATCTGGGAGGAAAGACCACACTATTGTGAAGAAACTGGTTTATATCTCGGACAAGTACCTCTAAGTACAATGATGCACCATATACTGGCAAAGTCAAAATATCCTCAATACAAGTATGAAAAATGGAACATTGCCCTATTACACCCTGATGTACATTCTCAAGTTGAAACTGATATAACTAAGACCCCTAAAACCCATGAAAGATACTTATCCCTGTTAAAATCCTCTCCATGATATTGTTCTTATACATTCTCGCAGCTATCATTACAATGATAGAAAGTCCCCAATTAGTAGCTGAACACTACAAGAATTTCTTCTCTTTAAAACACCTTATTGCTACTTCACTATTTATCTTCGTTTTTGGTATGGTTATGTGTACTTCTGATATAAAGGAAGTATTTGAAAGTTGGTACAAATAAAAAAGGTAGCCATTACGGCTACCCTTCAGATTTTCATAAGGACAGGGAATTAATCTTCTTCTGTGGTGGGGAGTTCTATTGGAATATCATTCTGTACTTCTGTTACAACACCTTCAGCAATGCCATTTATAAACGCATCTTGAAGTACTTTAAAAGCATCCACTACTCGTAAGGTATTCACTACTTCCGGAGTATTTACAAATGCAGCTAACCCATTATAGAGAATTGCAAATTCATTGCCATTAAATGTCCATTGAGATTTATCTCCTTCTCCCCAGCTGTACTGCTTTCCAGGCTGGAAACTTGGTTTTACTACTTCTGGTACTGGTTGGTTTTCTTCCATTTTTTTAACTATTGCCATATTGTGGTTTTACTATTTTATACTGCAAAACTAATAAATATCATTAGATTTACCAAATCTCATCGAACTTAATTGAAAAAATAATTTGCTTCTGAATTGATAAAGATGAACTGAATTTTATCTTCAGAAAAAGTCTACTGTGGGAACGTAAGAGATTATCAATTAAAGGCTGTTTAGTGGATTCCAGGGACGGTTGGATAGAGAACACCAAACCTTCAAGATTCTGCCTTATAAACAGGTTTGCACTGGGGTCAGCATGATTAATAGAATCTTCTATAAAGTGAAGGTAAGAACTATCGTTTTCCCTTAGTATGGGGGGAAGATCTTTGGTTTCTATTTTCATTTATCTTGGTTTCTATTTTGTTGATTGAATCGTTTAATTGATCAACTTTTTTCAGGTTTTTGACTGTAAAGGAGTCAATCGGCTTTTTAAATTCTCTACTTATTGTGATAGAATCTTTTTGAGAGAGATATGCGTCACATCCGTCACACTTCCCTGATAACGACTTAGGGGAGGTAAACCCCACCATAATAAATAAGAATGTGATACAGCCTAGTCCGGCTTTTATTATTTCCATTATTTCTTATTTATTTTGTTATCTAGGCTGTCTACTTTCTTCTGTGTATTATCTATTTTAGCACTTACTCTCTCTTCAGCGAATTTAAGCTCTCTATCTAAAATTGATTTCATTTCTTGATACATTTTATCTTTACATTTTTTATTTTCAACGTATTGAATAACATTAAAAGTAATTAGGCCAGTAAGTATTGATCCATATAGATATTTACGCATCCATACAGGTATACCGAATGATTTAAATTCTTGCAGTTGATTTGCCATTGCATTAGTTAGGTTTGAGGGTGGGTAATTGGCTAACAAACAATTTCCTAACTGATATTATGGGATGGTAGTTGTTGTGGTAGTTGTGGATGAAGTAGTAGAGGTTGAGGTACTGGTGGAAGTAGTTGTGGTGCTCGTGGTGGAATACTCGCAGCAGAGATGTATTGGCAATTCTACCCAGCGACCTTGAGAGGGCTTCTTAGATCGTAAAATAGTAGAACTAGAGATTACATATCCATCTTTAGCATACTTTATATAGCCCTTTAAGGGACCATGTGACCTGAAAAATCCTGGAATTGTTACATCTGAGCAACATCTTGCAGGTACCTCTGACCAATTATTACCAGTAGGTTTCTTTGTTCTTAATACCAGTACTCCGGGGACCAGCTTGTCATTTTTATACAAGACATAAGCCTTTAGATTGTGTCTAGCGCTCGGCATTCTTTAAAATTTAAGGGGTTATTTATAATATTTGTTTCTAACTTCTTTAATCTCCTGTACATAATTGTATGTGCAAAAATCAGGAGAGGTTGCATCTAAATAGGGTTGTTCTTTATCATCAAATGGGGATTTTTGATTTGATGCGTAGTGACCTTTAAAAAATATCTGATGATCTACATCCCCCACTCTCATTGGCTGCGGACCTGCTCCAGCATTATGAAAAATTGAAGAGGAATCCCATTTAGATATGTGATCAGTAGCCCAAACAAAAGAAAGTTCTGGAACTATTTTTGTTTCAGTTCCTCTAAGCCAAGTATTCCACAAGCAACTCCACATATCTGAGCAAAATCCTTGTAATCCTCTGTCTTCAGACTCAAAATACTTTGAATTAATACCAGATAAATAGATCCTAATCTTTATACAATCTTCTTCAACTTTCTTCCAGTAGTTCGCATCAATATTTTTAAAGAGGGTTTGAGCGCCGCCCGAATGCTCATTATTTTTAACTGCAATTTCTCTCGTTATTCCTACTAATTTGCAAGCCTCATCTAACACATCTACTTTTTTATACTCTTCCAATTTTGAAGGAAGTACATCATTTACTTTAGAGTCCCAGTATGATGCATTTATATAACTATTTGTATTACTCATGTAACAAATGTCGTCATCTAACCATTTTTCAAATGGGATAGTGGAATGTATCGTTATATCACTATCATGATAGAATATAGCTTTTTCAGATAATTCTGTATATTTTTCAAAATGCTGCCAGATAATATGAGGTCTTAATATAGGGAGGTAAACATTTCTTAGAATATTGAATATCCCCCTATCTTCATATCTAAAGAACTTTACTTCTGGGTATCTCTGTTCTAAAATTTCCCATTCTTTATTCCATTCGGGTCTATCCGGCGCACGATAAAGAAGGATGTGCATTTTTTCACTATACCCAAATTTTTGAAATGAATTAATTTGAGTTTCTACCTGAAAAATGAAGTAGTGATCATCAGGAATTGCTGATAAAAATATAAGGTCTTTCATAGGTTGGTTTTTCAATATGTAGTTGGGGATATTTTAGCTATAAAGTTGATAAAACTCTTCTGGGGTTATAATGTTGAATAGCTTTTCTTTATTCTCTAAGAAGTAATTGAAGTCTTCAATGGCTTTATCATACATTTCAAAATCAATATTCTTTTCCAGGGGGATTTCATTTCGTTCAATTATAGTACAGCCATAATCTGTATTCACTGTTCTTACTGTATAACTTCCGAAAATATCATCTCGCATGAACCTAAGAATTGCTTTATAAACTGTACCATTCCATTCTGGTTCTAGCCATTGCTCTTGTGCATGTTCCCACTTACTTGGAAGGCAGTCATGGAGAATTATTTTACCATTGTCTGATAAATATCTTAAACAATTAGATATATCCCTTAAAACGTATTCTTCTAAATGCATACCGTCCACAAAAAAGAGGTCAAATTTGTGAGAGTACTTTTCCTCATCCAATTGTTTGAAATAATCATCTGAAGTTTTACTCTTTATGATACAATTACCTCTGTAATGTTCAGGTGAAGGATCAACTCCTACTTTGTGTATACAGAGTACACTATCAAGTGTGTACCCCGTGAAAACACCCAAATTGCAATAACTTGTATAATTATTATTTTTAATCAAATAATTGATTATACTTAATCTATCCATATGTATTTATTTTTGGTTTTTAATTCTATTAGATAAGTACTTCCTGTTGATTTAGTATAGTAAGTATTGCCAATCCTGTAGTTCTAAGTCGGGTATAATATGATTTTGGTACAAAACCATGAACACACCCCATTGTAGTTAATGTAAGACCTGCTCCTACTCCGAATTGTGATACAGTTTGCCAAGTACTATTATCTGGAGATATTTCAAAGAATACTGTGCCTGCTGTTAACAGTGAGTTAACACTAAAAGAATAAGTTGCAATACAATTTTTAATAGTAGATATTACATATGAACCATTTACTGCTCTAGAGGCCGTTGACTGCGTGATAGTAAGTGGGGTATGTGGTATATCATAATTATTTATTCGTTCAAATCTGCAATTAGGAAATACTGGATTACCAGCAATAATGTTATAACCCAATGGATAAGTAACTGAAGAATCTGGAACTGGGGGAGTACTAAATTCATATTTCTTCCACTTAAAAAATCCACCTCCACCATCACCAACGGTACTGTAACCCATAAGGAATACAGCCGGTCCTTCCTCGATATTAAATAATGTATACTGCAAATCTCCAGCTACAATTGCTACTGCTCCGAATTGATAGAATGCCATAATTTATTTTTTGTATTTATAATTCAATTAACTAACACTAGCTGAAGCGGGAATCCATGATACAGTCCCTAACTTTGCTGTGATATCATTTGTAGCGGCTCCTGCACCTGCTGCGGTTCCGGTTATTTTCAAAATATTAGTTCCTGAGAGCGTAAGTCCCGTAAGTAATGTTGTAGTTGTATAAACAGCAGTTGATGCTCCAGGGGTATTAAATGTAACAACAGCCCTTGCTGTGGTAGTACCAGTCCTAATAATTAACACGTCCATTTCCCAATCTCCTGCTAGAGACATTGTTAATCCTCCACTATCGAATATGAGAGTTCCACCAAAGTATGTTCTCATTTGTCTACTAGCTGTAGCTGAACCAACAAAAGATCCACCATAACTAGCCTTTAATTTTTCACCATTAGCGTTTAATCTGTTGGCAGCTGTAGTATCAGTGTAAAGATCTGTTTCACTAGTACCTGTATTACCTACTGTACTTATATGATCAAACAGGGGAATGTTTGCAGTGGGGGTGCTCCATACAGCTGATCCACTACCATCTGAATCAGTCAGTACTTTACCAGTACCAGGAGTTCCTGCTGATAATCTAACTTGCTGACTAAAGATGAAAATTGGAGAAGTACCTGTTAAAGCAAAAGTAGTTGTACCATTACTTGCTGTAGTAAGTAATATATAATTGGATGCATCATACGCGCCTTTATACTGTGGTAATGAAGTACTAATAGAATAGAGGTTTGCACTTGTGGGGACAGTCGTACCAGTACCGATACCCAATTTTCCTGACATTGCGATACCAGGAACATTCAAATCACTCGCAAAGGTTTTTACACCAGTAAGCGTTTGAGCACCTGTAGTAACTACTCCTCTAGCAGTAGCACTTGCACTTGGAATGTTGATTGTAACAGTCGTACTAGCCGCACTTACAGCCACGTCAGTACCAGATGTACCAACGGCTATAGTCAAAGCTCCAGTTAACGCATTCACTGAAGGTACATTCGTTTGCCATGTCCAATTACCTGCGGTATCTGTACCTGTGGGGACAGAACCTACAGCTGGAGTACCATTTGAAGCAAATACTGTATTTCCACCAAAATAAGATGCACCTGCTGCAACATAAGAGGCCCAGTTATTAGTAGCACCTGTTGGAGCAGCATCAATATATAATGAAGCAAAATTTGTGACGGCAGCGCCTCCTGATGTAAAAGTAGGGGCTGTTACTACAAGATTTGCTAAAACTGCATGAGTTCCTGTTGCAGCAGTTGTAATATCTACTTTCCCCATCACCACATTAGCTGAACTAGTATTGGCTGTAAGAGTTGTAGATGTTGAACCTCTAAATCCGGCCCTCAAAAATATAGTAGAGGCTCCACCGAAAAGGTATTGTGTTGCAGCAGTAATAGTTTGAGCTGTATTAGCAAGAGGTACGTATAAATTAGAGCTGGTTGAGGTAATTTGAATAGAAGTGGTCGCTGTAATTGCGCTAAATGTTTTACTACCTCCAAATGTCTGCGTACCCGTTGTTACTACTCCTCTGTTTGCAGCTGAGGCATCGGGAATGTTAAATGTATGGGTAGTACCTGTAGATGAAATTGCAAAGTCAGTTCCTGCCGAACCCACTGCGAAGGTTTGGGTGGCTCCGGTGAGTGTATTTAATGTACCAAGTTTGCCATTGAATGTTGTCCAGTCAGCAGACGCTAAAGCACCTCTATTAGAAGCACTGGCTGTGGGTAAGTTAAAAGTGTGAGTACTAGTTGCTGAAGATATAGTAAAATCCGTACCAGTAGTACTTACAGCGAATGTTTGAGTTGATGCTGTAAGGGCATTCAGCGAAATCAACATTCCGGTTGTTGTCCATGTACCATCCCCTCGTAAAAATACTGTGTTGTCTGCTGTACCAGATCCTAAACGAGCAGTACCTAATGTACCTGTTGTTATTTTAGCAGCATCTAAAACCGGGATATCTGCTGTAACTAAAGCACGTAAACTTACTGCGCCACTACTACCATTTGGAGAAGCGAGTACTAAGTTTTGAGTTTGTCCGGTTGCAAATGTAACGGCTAGGGTTCCAGTAGTTGTAACCGGAGATCCAGATACTGTAAACACTGACGGAGCTGTAAGGGATACAGATGAAACTGTACCTGTTCCAGTAGCAGCTAAAGCATCAATTTGAGCTTGATATTTCCCCAAAGCGTCAGATAAAGTATCAGTATCAGCAACGGGGGTATTAGTGGTAGGAACGAACCCCGTAAGTGTAGCACCAAGAGCCAAAGTGGGTACTTGACTTTTGATCGTAAACTCTCCAGCATTTGTAGCAGCTGTACCTGAAACTCTACCATCAGTAAAGAAAGTATTAGTAACTGTGTTTGTTCCTCTTACAAAAGTTAAATCTCTTCCAGTATTGCCAGCAGCATTGTTAATTTTTATACTAGAACCTGAATCCCCATTAAGGATTATCAGTGAACTATTTGCATCATTATTTATTGATGCTGAATTTGAATTTGTTGATGTAGTTAGGACTAAGCTAGATCCTGATCCAGTACTCTCCACTCTCATTTGAGGAACAGCACTGTTAATAGTCATATTTTGATTAGTGGTAGATCCTACTGTAGTTACTTGTTGAAGTGTTGGGGTAGTTCCTCCGGCAGCAGTGGCTACAAGCGGATTAGCTTGTGTACCATCTCCAGTCCAGGTAACAGTAGCTGAATTCGTTCTATATACTTGAGTAAGGCCGCCAGATGAGGTACATCCAGAGGCTTGACGGCAAAGCTCTGAACGGGTAGCATTATAAAATGCTTTTGGGGTTAACAGGAGGAAATCCTTAATTAATTTCATTACTTATTCTTATGGGTGTAGTAGTATCGTTTATAGGTAGAATAGTCGAGGGATTTTTCTATATAGTGAAGTTCTTCTTCATCCAAATTGTCAAAATCTACGTACCAGGGACGGTGAATACAGGTTAAATCTCCAGCTACTCTTAACGCTCTATAGTCGAATCTAAGAGATGGTTTTATTATACAAAATGTAGTATCAACCTGCGCATCAAATACATTCTCTTCTAATGGATGTTCCCAGTATTTTCTTTCCCAAATTCTATATTCATTTGCAAAATTAGTATCTGGGAGATCATCAATACGAATGGATAGGCCAGCTTTAGGGTAATCGTATTTCTCAGCTTTCTCAATAAGAGTATTTACAAAATCAGCTGGAGTATTTGGGTTAAGTTCAATATCTGAATCTGTATAGGCTACCCAAGGGAGGTCTTTAAATTCTTTTATAATGCCACAGTCATACACAGCTAAACTCTGAAAATTCCTCTCTAAATGTTCTACTCTACAGGGATTTGTTTTATACCATTCAAGAAGTGGGGTATATGTAGATTGATTATCTAAAATGATAACGTTTGTATATCCTAAGTTTTGTAAATCACTTACTAATTTCTTAGTGGTTGTGACTCTATTAAAATTGTTTATAATAACAGGGATATCAAACACCTCTGGATTTTTTGTACTCTTCTATTTCCTTGTAATATTTGTCAACATTCATTCTGGAGATTACTCCATCACCATGATCTTGTGAAAATCTATGATAATTTGCAAAATTATTCCAAGTTTCACCAGCACCAGAAGTTTTGTAAACGGGGACTTCTTCTTCTCCCCAGCAGTACACATAATCGGGTTCTGAAAAATCATCAGATAAAAAATCTTGAGCAGCTATTAAACCATTACACCAACCGTGATGGTGGCTAACATTTACTCCTGAAATAAATTTCGATTCTTTAATGTATTTTGCACTCACAAACCAAGATCCCTCTAAGATATTTTGTACTGGCTCCATCTTTCCCATACTCCTAAAAATGCAAGTGCGGGGTTTAAATGCCTTTTTACCGGCTTCTACTGCTCTCTTGTACCCCTGTATACCTTCATATATAAAATATTTTGCATTTATGTCGTCGTCATCGAAGAAGTTCACTACATCAGCATCTTCAGGGATATGTTTTATCGCATCGTTATGAATATCTCCTAAATTTGTATATGGTTCTCCAGTTTCACTAAAAATATTATTATTTATCAGAGTTACTAAAGATGTATCTATAGAGTCATCCAGCTTTTGAGGTACTGATGAGTTTTGATATATAATTAGGTGCTTGTTTGGGTAGTCTTGATCTAAGAAAAATGATACAGATCTTTCTAAACAAAAATGTCTACCTGCCGAAAGACAAAGGCACACTATTTTCAAATCTGACATAGGTTGGTTTTATTATACAAAACTAATGAAAATAATTAGTTTATGAAAGCATTAGGGGAGTTATTATCTTACGGAGTTCTCATTATATAGCTACTATCTACCTCCTGAACTGGACTGTATTTTTATACCTAATTCAGTGGCTAAATCGGAGTTAAATAAAGCCATGTAATAGATAGCTTGGTTAACACCAGGGATATTTTTAAACAGGTATTTTGCAACTTTCTTATCACCAGCATCTTCATCACCGTTTAACCATAAAAATGTATTCATAGTGGAATTCCATATTACATTTTTTATGTCTGTTAATACAGCTATGGATGGGAATATTTTACCACCAATTACATCTTGCCAAGATAGGGGATTATAGAAAAACCCTACTTCATCCTGTAGTTTATCCAGCATTCTCAACCCATGTCTAAAATATCCTTTAGTTTGAGGATCTTCTTCATCCTTATCTGGAGCATACACTCGCATGGATATTAGAATACCAGCCATACTCAGCCATACTAACATATCTTTAACAGCAGCATCGAACCCCTTTAAGTACATATCCACAAATTCAGCCTCTGTCATTTTAGTCTCGAATGCTGTCAGATTTTCACCTGTAGATGGATCAGTAATCAATTGTCCAGTAACATCAGTTACAAATGCACCTTGTTTCCTGAATGCTTCTACTTTCTGCTGATATATGCGTTTAGCAGTATCAATGAGGTTATCCTGACCTTGAGAAGCTGTTCCACTAGTATAGTAGGAGAGAAGGGTACTAATGGATTTTAGACCATGATCACGAATAACAGTCCCCATTATCCTCATTCTACCATAATCATAAGCATCTTTACCTGAAACATACCTCAAACCTCCAAAACGGGTTGTAACCAATGGAGGAATCCAAGACTTAAACATCATGAGGGATTGTCCTACTATAGTCCTATTAATTTGTGAAATATTCTCTGGGGTAGAATTACCAATTGCTTCCCTAGTAAATTGCTGTATTTTATCCCTGAAATCTTTAACTGTTTCTGAATTCCTTTCTACACCTTCAAATGAAATATCTTCCCCATCAACCTTTACCAGTTGAATAAGAGATTTAGTACGTTTCCTTTCTGCTATCTTTGTATTGATATCTTTTTGCAGGGCTTTTCGTTCCTGAGAAGGGACAGATGTATCAAGTACTCTATCGTAGATGTTCTGCTCTTTCACATACTGCTGAATCCCCACAATTTTACCATCTACTATAGTATGGTTTTCTGCAAAAAATACCATATTGGTATATTGTACTATTTTATCGGCAGTTTTAAGGAATACCATCAATGAGCCAGAAGTGAGGTATTTTTGAGCTTTATTTATACTCATTTCTCTGGCTTTCTCTCCGGAGATATTATCCACCAATGGCATGAAATACTGTATATTAGCAGCATACCTCTTCCCTTCATTCCCACCAAATTTACCAGCAGCAAGACGAAATTGAGCTGCTAAATAATTATTTTTTGAGCCGTATGTACCTGCATTAAGAGCCGCATTTGCAGTACCCCCAAACCAAGCAGAGATACCGGACAGAGGATTTACCCCCATGGCTTTCAACCTGAACCAACGATTCATAGCATCTACAAATTTCACTACTGAAACCTGTGTCTTCTGTTGATCTGGCATAGGGAGTATTTCAGCCCCCAATACTTTATTAATTGCTTTTGCTATCTTTCCAACTCCAACGGTCAACCCCATATCTGGCTGATCTGTAGAAAACCTTTTACCATAAATAGTAGCATCAATAAATTCCTTCAGATATTTAGCATTGTTTTGATTGCCAGCTGCAATAGCCTCTTCAATAGTTTCTGCCTTAATATTGCCGAACTTATCTGTTTCCAAGTGGTTTTTATTGGACTCTACTAAATGGAGTAGTTTAACCTGGTTCTCTACCTGAGAAAGATATTTATACTTAATCAGTTCATGATTCCACAGAGTCAATACTCTGAAAATATCATAAGATTTTTCATCAGCGCTTATTTGTGAAGTGTAATATGCAAATATCTTATCTTTAGGCTGGTGAGTGATGGGGTCAATGTACCCATAAACATCATCTTCTGGATTAAGTTTGAAATTGAAGATATTTTCTATCTGGTTCCTAATAGCTGAAGTACCGTCTTCAGTTAAACCAAATGTTAAATTTTCCAAAAATGACTTCCTTACATTAGCAAAGAATGTAGCATGGTAAGTTTTAAACAAACCAGTTTCATATGCTTCATCATTTTTTGACTTCATGTAGTCGTATAAAGCAAGGATTGGTTCATTCCCTTTCTGTATAAGTTGACTATATTGATCACTGTACCAAAGATCTCCTTTAGGGAATCTAAGAAATCTATTGTTTTGATCATTTAAAGCAGTCTCTGGGTGATTCTTAAAGTCATACTCTTTGGCGAACTTCTCAAGAGGAGTACTTATTAATTCCTCTTTTTCATCACCTTCATAGTCTGCATACTGTTGTTCCAGATATTCTTTAAATGAAGTATAAGATTTTTCATACTCTTCATTGTACTTAGAAATATCTACATTTTCTTCAACCCATGCCTTATTCCCTGTAGTTAAAGCCTCATTCAAATTTTGATAGAATTCTTTCTTATACTTGGGAGTAAGTAATCCAGTCTTTTTACCATCTTGTTTCTCAAACAGTAAATCCTGAGCTTTGTCTGTTAAATTTGACTTGTTTAAGTTATCCTGTAGCTTCTTCAATTTTTTAATCTCTCCCTCAAATTCAAACTCCCTATCCTGCCTAGCTCTGTTTACTATCTTATTTAAGGTTTGGGTAGACGCTGTACGAGCATCAGATAAGCTCATGAAGTTCTTCGCTAACCAACGTACATTCTTCTCTTCAAATAATACTCCCTGTACTCCATACCTATTAGCAATAGAGTTAACCTGTAGTTTGGAGATATCCACCAAATCTTCTTGGATATTTCTTGCTTTAGCGGAGAGGTTACGTAATTTCTTGTATTCTACAGTATCTGCTGAATATACATCTTTGAATGCTACTCCAAGAGTAGTATACACAGTAAGATCAGTATAAGAATCTACTAATTGTTTGGATACTTCCTCAGTGTTTATTTCTGCTATTGAATCAGTATTTCCAGATTGGTATATTGAATTATAACGATCTATTGTTTTTCTGATATTATCTACCTGATTTGAAACAGTTTTTATTAAAGGATTTACGTTACCCTGTACTTGCAGTACCCTAATGGCAGAAGTAATACTGTTTATCTGTTTCTGTACTTCATATTTTGTACTACTTTCTGTATTATTTTTCTCTAATTCTGAAAGTATTTCATTTAGTTTATCTATCAAAGTTTTTACTCCTTTTGTAACAGGAGGTTCGACTTCAGAAGGTACTGGAAGTAAGTAACGTTTATTAATTCTTTCCACGGTAGTATCTCCGATCTCCATATCCTGGAGGGTAAGATCGTTATCTGTACCTCTAGTATATTTAGGGACAATAGGAATTGCTCTACTTAGACCTTGTTTCTTTAAACCATACTTATCTGAGAGAGTCTTTGATAACCTGGATAACTCTAAATTATATGCCCTTTTGTCATAGTAAGGGACATCAAATCTTTTTTCAGTATCTACATTCAGAAATTTAAAGTTCAAATCATCATGTGTTCCATCAGGTTTGATTGCTACAAAATCAAGTGTCCCAGCTTCATCATTTTGTTCATCATATACAGTTTGATTAAATAGGAACTGAGTACCTTCAGGATATGATTCAATAGTCTCCTTTAAATACTCCTCTATGGTATCATAGTATTCACTATTGGTAGGATCAAGCTGAGAGATGTTTGTTTTATCCAAAGGGGTTATTTCTCCTCCTTCATTTCTCCTAACCCAACCTGTATTACTGTCAATATACCTATCTAAAATATCGTAAATATCCTGATGTGCTGCATTGTCATCTGCTAACCTTTTCTTAGAATCCTTTAACTGAGTATCTGAAATTTCCTTATTTGCATGTTTCTCTTTATAATAATCATCTACTCTTTGCTGTAAAGTTTTACTTACCGGAGAGCTATCTTTTTTAATGTAGCTAACTTTACCATTCTCTTTAATTACCTTAGTGATACTATCAGCTACGGATTTTAATTTATCAAACAGTTTTGTAGACTCCTGGGAAGATGGGATTTTGTAATATAACCCACCATCCTCTATAGTACTACCAGAAAAATCCTCTGTACCTTTTAATATTTTAGTAGCTACATTTTCAAAAGGATTGAAGTTTGCAATACTAAAGATAGACTTTATAAATTCCAAAGCTCGTTTCCACCAAGATTGTGCTTCCGCAATCAATTCTGGCTTTTCAGTACTTTCATTTTTGTAGATTACATATTCAGTAAGGATCTTTGCAACTGCTTCTTTTTGTAGATTACTGGGGTTATCGTAAGCAGCTTGATACTCTGGAGATTTTACAACATCATCATAAAGTTTATACTTCTTTGCTTCAGATTTTAATTGATTATAAAGTTCTGGATTATTGGTAGCAATTAAATCTACTGCAATATGCATCGCTTCTTCAGTCAAAGCTACATTTTCCTTTCCATCAACTACTTGTATCAGATTGTTCACTGTATCAGCAACTCCTACAGCAGACAGTGAAGTTCCATTTATTTTAATGGACTCCACATGCTCAATTGTTGTACCAACTCTTTTTAAGAATTCTTTAACTTTGTTTAAAGTATCTTCAGATGAAGTTAATTCTGTATCATATCCTTCAATTTCATACCATAGATTATTTTCTCTAAGAATTTTCTCCTGATCCTTCAATTTCATCCCTACAATCTGAGTCTCTGTGTAACCTAATGGTTTCATCCGGTTCATAGTATCTATAAAAGATACATACATAACAGGCTTTTCTTCAGGTTCGTTTATTACCTGTACATCTTCTTCAGCAGGTAATTCTTCAGGAATTGATTCATCTAGAGGAGGTGTAACTGGTTCTTCTGATACTTCAGGTTGATCAGTGGTATCTACAGGTTCAGCTGGAGTGTTGGGAGTAGCTTGTGTACTTATATCTCCAACTATAGTTACGTACTTACTAATAAGAGGTGCTTCCTGGATACCATCTACCATTTGAGGAACAATCGTATTAGTAGTTAGGATAGCATTTCTGGTAGTACCATTTACCTTACTCTTTCCCTGGAGATCATAAATAGGGGAGAGGAGGTAATGCTGATATGATTTCCATTTTACTGTTTCATATGTATCTCCATTTACAGAAGTAATTTCTGTAAATATACCATCATTATTAACCTGATATGGATTTACATTTTGCTGTTTTCCGTTAAAGAAATCAATAATATCTTGTTTATTAGCTTCTATATTTTCCTGTACTGGTTGAACTACTAAAGATGTACCTAAATGCAGTTTGCCAGCCTTATCAAACCATACTTGCTGAGGACGTGGGGCTTTACCTCTTGGGAAGTCAAAATAGATAATCCTTGAAAGATATTTACGCAAAGTAGGATCTACTGAAACTGCTCCGGTTGAAGCAAAACTATCCTGGATCTGTTTGGACATTATCCTCAACAGTTCGTACACTTTAGTAGCTTCTTGCTCAGTAAATTTATGGGAATTTAATTTATAGAAACTCTCTCCAAGTTTTAAATAGGTATCCGAGAGAGGAAATCTGGAAGATAATAGTTTTTTATCAGACAAATCAGACTGTGCAATAATCTGAGAATCAACAACGGAATTATTTAAAGGTCTTACACTACCACTTTCATCTCTAATGATATTAGGTATACCAGCACTAACAGTAAAAGAATAAGGTTGTGCATCCTTTAAAGACAAAAGGTACTTCCTATCCTCTCTAGCTTTCTTTTGAATCTCTTTAATTTGAGCATCAGAAATCTTATTTGGATTGGAAAAGTTGACTTTGCCTGTATAATCTTTATTCTCACCACCAGTATAAGAAAAATCAGTTGTGGCAAGATAAGTATACACATAAGAGGTGGGATCATTTTCTTCTCCTATTTTATTTAATAAATTTCCTTCTTTATCTACTAGACGTAATCCATCAGAGGTTTCATAAGCATAAACAAGGGCTATGGCTGCACGATCTATATTTTTGTTATTATTTATTTCCTTGCCGTTTACCTCATAGGTTTCTGGTATAAGATGTTTAAGACCTATAGTGTCTTGGTTATTAATTGTTACAGGTATAATACGCAACTTATCTCTATCTAGTGGGAATGAAGATAGATTTATACGATTAAGAAATTCCTGTTCTCTTTTATGATACTGATTATTTTCTTCTTTTAAAGGAGCGTAGTAAGAAGCAGGACGAGAAGACTTAAAGTTAATTTCAATAGGCTTACGTGGCTCCTTTGTTACATCTTCAGGTACAGGGAGATCTTCAGGTTTATCAGTTTCTGACTCTCCACTTATTTCATCCTGTGTTTTGGAAAGTTCGTCAGCTAATTTATCCAATCTCTCCTGTTCTAAACGTTCCTCTTCTAAGAATTGATCTAACGTTTTACGAAGCTCAACTTGGAGATCGTTTAATAAATTAAGATTATTGGGGAGATCATTTACAGCTTGTACTTTTTCTTCCAAAGTAGAAGTAGGATCAGTTAATGTAGGGTTTTGTTGAGGTTGTTTAATGAAGAAATCTTCAATAGTTTTATTTAACCTATTATTTAATTCTGTTTGATTCCTGGTTAAAGGTTGATCTATGAAATCTTGAGATTGAACCTGTGATAAAGGTACGCTTCTTACACCATTACCTGTAGTGATAGATATTTCATCAAGATAATTTCTACCGAGGATTTGTGTACGTGGAGATAATTCAAGTTGATTATTTACTATCTGTATGGGATTACTAGGAGTGTAAGAACGACCTATTTTCAACTCTCTATCCCCAATCTGAATAGACTCAACGGGTTCTGAATCTTTCAATTCATTCTTATCCTGGTAGTTAACTGGGTTCTCTCTGATATCTTTGTATTCATCCAGAAATTGCTTTCTCCTAACTGACATCTCAATAATATCAGCTAAGTTTTGCCTTATTTCATCCTTCGCATCTTGCAGTATAGGGAGAGATTCAATATGAGAAACTGCTTGTTTTATTAACTCATCCTTATCTTCCGTGTTATTTACTACAGCTTCTACAATTGGTTGTGTGAGTACACCAGCTGCTAAAACAGTTTGAGAGGCTTGGGGGATACGTCTGTTATAATCATCTACTTTACCAGATGCATAAATCATCTTATTAATGACATCATCTGTGTAGACCCTATCTCCTCCCTTATTTTTTAATCCAGCATACTTTATATTCAATGCTTCATACTGGGCCTTGATAGTATTACCAAACTGCTGTAATCTATCTAAATGAGACAATACTTGCGTTTGAGTAGCGTCTTGAGAAATTAACCCTTGTGCTTGTAACTGCTTTAAACCCTCATCTGTAGAAGCTATTTGTTTAAATTGACCTATATCATTTAAGAATAATTCATATTTCCCATACTGAATACGTGGAGTAAGATAGTTTATTAATTCGTCTGTCTCCAAGTCTTTTGACTGAAGTATATCTCCACCTTTTATAGCCTCTACTCTCTGTTGTTCTAAATTATCATGCCTATTTACTGAATCATTTGCAGATTTAAGGAAAGATCCTAAATATGTAGAGTTGAAAGCCTGTACAGCTGATTCAGTATTTGCAGCGCGTTCTTTACGAGATTTGAAATTACCTCTTATCTCAGAGATAGCTCCAGACAATCCACCTATCAATATTTGTTCAATACCATCCTTAGTAGTGAGTGTCTGTTTTGTACCATATCCAAATAAGTCATTTAAAACATCAGCACTCCCTTCTTTATTCTTTTTATTCCAATAATTTTCAGTACCTACAGAAATGACATTTTGAGCACCTTCTTCAAATGCTTCAGATGGAGAAAAGAAGTATTCTCCCAAAGATGAAATTCTACCAAATTTAGTAGTTGCTTTTGCACTTTTGTAAAATTGATCTTTTGCTGTCCTCCCTAAAGTATTTAAAGTTTCACCAGCCTCATTTTTCAATGAAATGTCTTCTATATTATTTATAGCGTTTACAAACTCCCTTTTCTCAAGGTTGTATGAAGAACCCATTATTTTAGGGAGCTGTACATAGTTTGTAAGGGAGAGGAGGGCTGTATTTAATAGGAATGTAGTATTTCCAACTTGATCAACTTGCTTGTTAATGGCATCTAAATCGATTCCTGTGGGGAGTTGACCATTTGTGTTGTAATAATTATCTATTAATTTCTGCCTGAACTGATTTGCATTTTGAAGTGCTTCCATACCAGCTTCTCCGGTAGTCATCAGACCAGCATACATTGCTCTCTGAGTAGTATTCAGAAGATTATAGTTAGCTGCAAACTTGTTACCTATATTTGCAAATGCTCCTTCTAAAGCCCCTATTTTATTTGTATTCGCAACTGAGGCAATAGCATTTTCTGACGCAATTGAAGCATCAACTAACGCACCTGCGGCTGATAATTTTGATACACTTCCTAATAAAGTGAAAGCCTTCGCCCATCCAGCACCTGAAATATAAGCACCTGCTGCATACCCTAAATTCTTTATTACTTTATCGAACAAAAAATTAGCAGAAAGGAAATTTGTAGGGGAATACCAATTGGCAGATTGTTCAGCATGAGTATAATAGTTAGGGAACTGGTTCTCCATTTGCTGATTCCACTTATCTAATCCTTGACTGAATTCATTATTGTAGAATGATGAGAATTTCCCATCTTCCAGCCATTTACCTACACCATATACTGCCCCTACAGTTCCCTGTAATGCTGTAGAAGTCGCTAAACCAAGACCTTTAGTAATAGCATTGCCAGCCTTGAAATACCAGGGCTGTGACTGAGCTGCTAATTCTTCATTGCTTAAGAAAGGAGAATAGGTAGGAAATCTACCATTTGTGGGGAGTTCTGAATATGAAACTCTGGGACCATTGGTAGGAGATAGTTTACTGGCTGATTTATTAGCTTGGTTTATTAATTGAGCACCTAAACTTGATGACTGTTGTGGCCTCGTAGGATCATTCTCATTTGTAGGGATAGGTGTAAATGCAGTTGGTTGACTTCCTATTTGAGGGAAATCACTTAAAGTATCTTCTGGTGTGCTACTCTGTTGTAATAATTGCTTATCTACCAGCATTTACGGGGTTTTGTGGTGTTATTCCTGCTGCCTGGGCTTGTTGAAAAAATGGATTAGATTGAATAAAAGGATTAGCTGGAGAAGTGCTATTGGATTGAATGCCCAACCTCTTTAATGTTTCTTTTAAATTTAAGTCAATATACGATTCGGTAGCTGGCTTTCGTAAAAATTCACTTACTGCCTCTAAACTATTTAATCTGCCCCCAAGTACTACAACGGGTTGAGGTGTTTCCATTTGACCAGGAATAGTAACATACATAGTAGTAGTATAGTTATTCAAATAAGGTTGTACCTCATATTGAACATTGTATTTACCTATATTTCCAAATTTCAGTTTACCAGTAGTTCTCCCCTCATTTAAAGCAAGCATGTTTTTAGCAAATCCTAAACTATCTTCTTGATATAAACCAAGAGATGTAGCTGTTGGGATATCGAGTTCTATTGCTTGCCTATCTCCTCCTTTTACATTAGGATTACTGACATATAGAATTGGATTTTCTCCAGTTGAAGGTTGAGAATATGATAGCACTACAGAACCAACGTTTTTAGAATTTAACATAGTGTTAATTCTATCCCATTTTGTATCTCCGGCCAATGTGGTTCCTGATCTTTGGTTAGCTATTGTACCTATAACACTTGCCCATTGCTTTGCTTGTTCTGGTTTTGCAGTATTGATTTGTATTTCAGTGTTCAACCCTAAATCTTGATACGGACGAAGTTGCTGGTTTATATAATCGTTCTTTGTGTTTATGGAGGGTCTTAAAGTACTGGTTAAGGCATCTATTCTTTGAATGGCTTCTCTATACTGCTGAGGAGCATGTGTACTAATAGCATTGTACTCTTCTCTGGTTAAATTGTACTTGCTCAGAGTTACATCTGAATAGGCTTGATACGGGGTAGAGGGAGTTCCTGCTGTACCTCCCGCTTGCGGGGAAGATGCTTTTTCATTTGCTATTAATGCAGCATAATTTTTCAAATCTCTTCCAGCTATGTTAACATTACCATTTCTAGTAACTGCCGTAAAGGGAGCAGCACTACCTAATGCTTTTTTAACTCTATCCAGTTCTTCAAATTTTGGTGAGTATTCAGATTGAGTCTTTATATATTTTTCTGCATTTGCTTGTACTTTTTGAGAGACATTCTTCATTTTATCAGATAACTGCAACTGGGGCAAATAATTATCAAAAAAGGTCTTCGCCATCGGATCGAGGCCGTCAGCACCCTGTTCATATAATGTCTTCAACTCCGCACCTTTAGCCATTATCTGTATTAAGGTATTTTTATCTTTAGGTACATATTTAGTTTTCATTGTACCATCAGAATTGGGAACTGTTTGAGGATCTTTATATAACTCTGGGTTTTTCCTCCAGATCAGCTCCAAGAAAGCATCATTGGCATTACTGTACATACTAATTGCTTTATCATTAAACTGATCAATAGTTAATGCTTTATTAGCATTTAAATCAGCCGGAGCTATTGTACCTAAATCACCCAAGTTATCTCCATCCCCTTCCCCCTTTTTACCTTTATTTGCTGCCTTTATGGATTCTAAAGCTAATTTCTGTTGATCCAGTTTAAATTTATCCTGATCCAACTGGAATTTATTCCAATCCATGTATTCATCCCATGCTTGTTTACGTATGGGATTTTCTACTATTTTCTGAGACTGTTCAGTATATCCGATCATTCCTGCCATACTATCTAACCACTTATTTCTGTATAGGTAGGATTTTACAGCATCTGGATTTTGTATGGAAGCATTTGAGATCTCTAACTTACTTCTTTGTAATGCAGTTAACTTTGTATTTGTTTGTCCAATAGCTAAATCTATCTCATTAAGTGCATTTGGATCATTGGCTTTACTTAACCTATCTAGTTGAAGTTTTTTAATATAATTATCGTAAGAATCTTCACGTCCTTTATATACTGAATCTATTTCAGTTTTTAAATTATCTGAGTTGAAGTTTCTGTAATTGTATTCTGCATTTATATCTAATTGATTTGCTAAATTAGGATCGAGCATTCCTTCAATCTGTGAACGTACTTGATCGGGGGGAAGTGCTTTCAATCCGGTTTCAGTCATTACATAAGCATAGTAATCTCCATTCGTGGATTGCCTTAAAATACTGTCTGGATGAGCATCTTTCCACAGTTCATTTATTCTTTTATTTACATCTATGTATGGAGTATACGAAACGTTTCTGGAAAGTTCTGCACCCGCATTGGGGTTATTAAACCATTCATTCAATTGCTTCGTTGGTCGGTACTCATTCTGTACAGCGTATGTGTCCCCTTTCTTCTTAGCTTCCTCAATATCAGATTGAATTTTAATCAATCTCTGAGTCCCTGCGGTTGCATTTTGCACATTTCTATCGTTACCGATTTGTGCAGCCAACCCACCAACTTGATTTACCAATGCTTGACTACCCCATTCAGCGCCTACTACAGAATTAACTTTATTAGTTAACTCTCCCAATCTATTTTGTAGATATTGCTGATCTTGAGGACGCGCAACTTGCATTCCTGCAACAGAATTAATATACCCTTGCACATTTTGCAAGCCTTGATCGTACTGCTGCTGCTTTATGACGCCTATGTTGGCGTATTGCTCTGGGTTAAATTGAGTAACATAACCAGGGTATGAGGTGGGATTATTTTCGAGAAAATTCGCCATGATATGATGTACAAAGCTAATTAAAATTATTAACTTTAGCAAGTTATATAACTAAACTAATGAAAATATCTTCACTAAATTAATGATTAACCAAAGGGCTTTCTAGCAGCTCTCCTTTGATTAGTATTATAATTTAGGATATCTTGATTTGTTTTTAATTGTGAGGGTGTAGTTACTGAAGTTCTAACGGGATTACCGTTCTTATCGTAAGTTGTTTTACTTGTTTGATTACTATTACCAATTGGGAGGCCGTTAGCTGTGAATACTGCATCTGGACCCATATAATTAAGATTTAAGTTCTCATCTGGTCTGTAATTAAACATATTTTCATACAATCTGATACTGTTGTTTTCAGCTCTATTTTGTAATGATTTATTTGCTATTGAACCTACTGCTCCTCTGATGTTTGCTCTGGTATTTGCATCAGCCTGGGCTTGTCGTACTGCTTGTTGATCATCAAATTGAAGATTCTGTAATTCTGCCTGATTTAAGAGAGTTACATTCTTATTGGTAATATCATTGGATATACCCTGATTGGTCCTGAATTGATTAGCTAGTACTTCAGAGTCAGCATTATACTTCTGTGCAGCTAAAGTACCAAGAGCTGAAGGATTACTACTACCCGCTTGTCTTGCAACGGCTGAAAATGTAGCCTGATTTTGATTCAGCTGATCCTGGAATGATACCTGGTATGGAGTGTATAAAGTAGGGGTATAATTTAAGCTGGGTACTGCTTGCCTTCTTTCAGTTGCTAAAGTAAGTAACTCTGGAGCAATTTGACCAAGGGATAACTTATTCTGATCAGCTAAAGAAGGAAGTCTTTTTTTATTAGGGATATCTAAATCTCCCATTGGCGCAGTCGGATAATTGCCCGTTATATCAGGTTGAGATGTATTATTACTAGGAACAGTAGGAAAGGGTAATTTTTCATCTGGAGCAGGGACAGTTGGCTTTAATCTAGGTGCTGTTACGTCAACAGTTGGAAGAGTATTCCCAATTACTTTACCAATATACTGGTTCAACGTTTCTTGAGCTGTTGGATCTTGAGATGTTCCAATTGGGCTATCCCAAGTAATTTGTCGATTTCCTACCTTTGCTTTTCCTGTTTTAATTAACTGATCGGTTGCCCCTTCACCAATTCTATGCGCAGCAGCTATATAGGTTGGGTTTTCTCCATATTTCTTCTTCAAATCTGAAATGTGGGAATTCATCACATCTTCCTGCAAATTATTTGTATTATTTTTAAAGGCGCTATCAAATGCTTCAAAAGATTTATACTGGTTTTTAAAATGCTTATTATAAACTCCTTCTCTAGTACCTTTTAAAAATTGATATTTACCATATGCGGAAGAAAGTAACTTACCTTCTTTGTTTTTAGGAATTGCATTATAATTCCCTCCGGATTCAACTCCAGCTAAACGTTGCTTGATTAATTTAGTAAACGGATCTTCATCTGAGTTAATATCACCGCCTTCAGCAAAGTTCATCTTCTTCCCCCATTTAGCTTTATCTGAATTCTGTATTGATTGTAACATAACGTTCTGAAGTGCTGCCAGCTGTTCTTTTTGTGCTGCTAATTCCATTTGCTTATTCTTAGCATGATTCCCCATTACCGTTCCAGAATTAAATGCTAATTGTTCATACCTATTATATGGATCATTACTATTAATAAGCGCGGTGGATTTATCTAATATTTTAGAATACTTATCCTCCTCTTTGGCTATGTCCTTTGCAACCGCTTTGAAAGTTTTATTCATAGTGGGAACACGTAATTTCCCAAAAATCTGCAAAGCTCCTTGTTGATCTGTGAAAAACGGTTCATTTCCTTCCACTTCGGCTTGCTTGTTTCCATAGGCTATATCGATCCCGCCTTGATTGTGAGAATTACCCTGGAAAATTCCCATCCCACCATCAATAGGATTATCTGATAAGTTACCTGCAACTCCACCATTTAATACCTCTAAACCATTTGCTGCTTTAGGGAGAGATTTTATTCTAACTTGTTTAAGAGGAACTTTATTTATTTTTACTTTTGGCATATTAACTAATTATATCAAAGCTGTAACCGGATTCTGAAAGTAAATTAATTTCTTCCGGGGTTAAATTGTAAGTCTCCCCTAACATATATCCACCATTAGCCATTTTACTCTCTTTTGAAGAAACTTTACCACCGTTCTTGTATATTGCACTACTGCCTGTCCCATAGGGATTTGGATTATAAGTTTCCCGATTGAACTGCCTATTTATTCTCCTTGCTTGATTATCATTGAAATTCTTCTGTTGCGCCATTTGTCCAGTTAAACCTGCTAATGCTAATATTGGTCCAGCTGTGTTAAATTTTATTCTAGGTAAACTTCCTTTAATTGCTTTTGCTACATTTAATCCTTTACTTGAGCCTTTTTCTGAACTTTGTGGTTCATAATTACTTTGAGATACTTGATCTGTATTTGCATCTAATAAATACTCCGGCTGATCGAAGGCCGGACCATCCAAAGAAGCATCATTGGGGATCATATTACTTTGCTCTGTGGCAAAATAATTGTTAACATTTGCTGATGCTTGATTCAATGGAGATCCTACGGGTTTATATGGTAAATACGGAGTATCATTCTGTAGCTCACTTGATACTGCATATGGATTATAACCTTGAATATTTGAATCAATTGGTCCACCATAAGCATGTTTTACCTTATGAGAATTTCCATTGATAGAAATCTTTTGATTACCGGGAGTAGATTCAGCTAAACCTTTTGCGTGTATATATCCAATCCATCGGTTATAGGCTGGTTTTGAAGAGAAATTTAAAGATCCTCCATTTTTGGCAATCATAGTAGTATTATTATTTTCATTATTGTAAGCAATATTGTTCATTATATCAATGATATCTTTATCAGAAAAGTTCTTCAGTAGCCTTTGTGAATTATAAGTATTTTTAATATTCTTATTACCTCTTGCCTTTTCTAATAATTTTGGTGTAAGATCTTGGTTACCGGAATCATATATCCCCTCTTTTTTAAGTATGTATCTAAATGCATCAACATCACTTTTATTTTCAGATGGTGATAAATTATGATCAAGTAGACCTAATATATGACTTACGGATTGTCCTTGTTCAGAGGCTAACCTTTGAGCTTTTAATAACAACCCTTCATCAACTCCTTTATTTCTACTTCCTATATATTTTTCTTCATCTTTACTGAGTCTTAAATTAGCAGGGGCTGTTATTATTCCTTTATTGGGGTCATTTTCATTTCTTATATATTCATTAGTATAATTAACAGCATGACCCAATTCATGTGAAAGAATATCATCTCTTGTTGTTGATAACTTTTTAACTTGTTTGTTATCTATAAATACCATATTGTCCCCAGGATCATAATAAGATCCTATCTCTCCCTTAGAATCCGGATGTGTAATAACTGTATTCTGTATCCTTTGTCTCCTATCTCTAATAGTTCCATTCACATCATTGTATCCAGATTTTCCTAGCCTTTCTTTATACTTTGGAGAGTTTATATAATCCGTATACCAGTTTCTTACGGCTTCGTCGGGGTTATATAGTCTTGAAAGTTCATCATTTGAAAATGAAGGATTTTTAAGGCTATTTTTATTAGGAGATACATATTTTGAAATTTTTCCTCCATCAGCTGCATAAGTTGTTTCTGCTGATTGTTGATTTGATGCAACCTTATTCATTACATCAATTAAATTATTATCTTGATAATTATCAAACAATCTTTTTGTAGAGAGGGACTTATTGATTACTGGATTTTGTTTTGCTTTTTGAAGTATTTCTGGTGTGATATCTTGTGTACCAGCATCATATATCCCTTGCTGATTTAATAAATATCTGAATGTATCTATATCACTCTTATTTTCAGTAGGATAGAAGTCATGAAGGGAGGGTCTGATTTTCATATACCTTGAAATCCCCATCTCTTCTCTTTGTGCATCTCCGGTTATATCCTTCTTTGTGCCAGGATCAAGATTTGATCTATTAAATATGAAAGACTCTTCTTTGGGAGATAAACCCAAGGCTGGATTAGTTTCATTTGAGTTAATAGCATGACCTAGTTCGTGTGCAACTACCTCTTGTCTATTAAGCGCTTTTAAGGCTATTTCAGTTGGAGATATATTTAAAGTGTTATCTTCTGAAGAATATTGAAGAGTACTCCCTGGTACTTCTTGAACCTGTGTTCCTTCAATACGTTTGGAACGTTGACCTTGAACATAATCTGGATACTGGTAGAAGTTGGATAGTCTTTCCTTATACTTTGGGGATTGGACATACCCCTGCATCCATTTTTTAACAGCTGCATCTTTAGGATTAATCTTTCCTCCATCTGGCATTTTCTTTTTACTTGTTGCCATTATGTAAATGAGGTTTGGGTTTGTACCAAATTAAAATGTGTAATTAATTTGTAGTTATCTTGATTATCAAGAATATGACGAACTTTTAAATCTTTCCCCATTATCTTAGCTTTTGCAAAATCCTTCTTACCATAATCCAGATTTGAGGAATTCAATTCCTTATTTGTAAGTGAGAAGTCGCAAGATTTTAAATAGATAGGTTGATCATTGTTTTTCACTATATCCCAGAATGTATTATAGTTAAAATAATTCTTCACTTTTGTAACCAAAATATCTTTTGATATGGAGTTATATTTGGGGTACTTCAATTTTTGAGAGAGGTTATTCCTATCATTAGGTACAAGATTCAATAATCCAGTACACTGTTGCCCATTATCAATAATGGCTTTATTAAAATAGATAGTTTTATCAGGTTCTGTATAAGTATAAAAATCTGTATACTTTAAAGCCGTAGTGTAATCCTTCACATACTGCAATATTTGATCATTAGGATTCTCAAAGAAGTAAGGGTGTTCTATAATGTATGGGTATATTTTACCATAGAAATTATTGAACTTATTGTAAACCGTGTTATGACTCCAAATACTACCATCTGAATTTAATCCGGATTGGAAATAGGTAGGTTGGGAAATATAATAATTGGGTTGATATGAATGGAAACTTACCCAGTTGTTTATCCCTGGGATAAATGAATAAGAAAGCGTCCAAGATCGGTTGCAGAAAAGAGTTGAATCTTGCAATGAAACTTCTGTACCATCAAGAGTGAACTTAGAATCAATATATTTAATTTCAGTATTAAGTGGTTCATAATCTAGTTTGGTTATTAATATTCGTTTATACTTGGCATCATAGGTTCCATGTAAACCCAACCCTTTGAAATTGTTATCAATATCTACAGTTGGAAAATAGTTTGTAATTTTGAAGGGGAGATATTCTTGAAACCAGTTATCCGTATACTGATTTGATAAGGTATCTATTGTATTCCCTTTTAATATAAATATTTGACCTCTTTTTGCATCAATAGTGATATGACCAAATTCGGTTTTAATAAAGAACTTATGCTGAGATCCTGCAAATCCTAAATCTGTTTCTGCAAAATCCAATGGAGGAGAGGATTTAAAGAACTGGTCATTACCTAAATATGCTGTTAATGTAGATGTATTAACAGTAGAGAGTGCATTATATATAAGGGATTTATTCTCAAACCTTGCGAGTACTTGTCTATTCTCAAATCCATTTAAGGCTGCCAGAGGACCATACTCTTTGGGGAAATCAAAAAAAGAAACTGGTCTATAAACTAACCAATTGTTTTTCGTTTCTTCCAGGGTTGATTTATCAGAGTAAATAGCCCTATTAGGAAATTCAAACAAGCAAGTTTTAGAAGGATCATAATCTTCTCTGAGATGTGTGAAAACATTTTCTTTATTCTGCTTTGAATATGTTTGGTTATAAGTATAACTATTATCAAGTAATATAGGGACATTTACTTCTTGTAACCAATCATCGGGGATATCAGTAGCGACATTTGGGAAGAAATTACCTTCTTTTGAGTTGGTGGCTTGCCTGTAATCAACATTCACTTCAGACTCACAGAAAAAATATGGAATCCCATATGCAAACAAATATACCTTCCCTTCTTCAGTTAAATTCTTAGGAGAAGCTGGACAATCGAGATTTACATTTGCTACACCTAATGATTCTACGTATGCTTTTAATATTGTTGTGAATATCATCAGTCCGGAAGTAAGAGGTCTTACTCCACCACTTAGAATATTTATTATAATAGTCCCAGCACTTGTATCGATAATATTATTTATATATCCCTGAAGATTACTAAAATCAACATCGGTGTCAATTTTACTAGTGCTGTAGTAAAACGTTGGATAGCCTACGGTTGGAATTTGATCCAGACTTATATCGTATTCATTATCTTTTTTAACAGTACTCGCCAGAAAAAAGGAATGCTTTCTTTTTAACCCGATTCTATTTATAAAACAATCTCCACCAAATATAGTAGGAACTGATTTTAGTTTTGCTCCTTTTTCATCATAAAGAGGAGTTAGGAAACCAGTATCTACAACTTCGTATGAAAATATCCTTCCGTATTGGTCTGGCACATATCTCTTAATTGCTCCATAAAATGAACTAATATTCCTTTCTATAACTGTTTCGGGAGAATCACAAGTTGATGAATCAGATAATATATATCTTGAGTTATCTTCAGGAATTAGATAGGTATCAACTTCATGTGGGAAAGGGAACGTTTCTGATGTTTTTAAGTAGACAGAACTTTCTCTGAATTTATTGTTTACTTGGTAAATATCATTTACTGATTGTACTCCTTCAATTAAATATCTTCCAGTTTCTATTGGTCTATTCTTTATACCTTGCTCATTGGGTACTGGTAGAGAATTATTATAATTCCCTATTGAATTGTACTGATATCCATAATTTTTAGCCTGTGCTATATCTTTAAGTATCTGAAGACTGGCTGTAAAAACTGATGCTATGGGACCAATATCCACAGTAACCGATGGTGCTATTCCTAAAAAACCCCCACCTGAATCCAGGTTTAACGCAGACGACAAACCAAGTGCATAAGCAATAAATAATGATTGAGAAGTTAAGAACTTGTATTTTGCATTATCCTGTACTTCTATAAAATGAGATCTGGTTTTGCCATATTCAACTGTCTCTAATTTCAAATATCCTGAATCAACAAAATTAGGTTGATAGAAATGGGTATCTGGACTATGGAAAGTAAATCGTTGTTTACTATCTTCAGTATTAAATCCATCTAATCGTTTATCGCTGTTATTACCACTATGATTTGATACTTTGGTATTAGATATAAAAACATCCGGATTTAAATCATTGTATGGGTAGTTGGGGTAGAGGTAGGTTTGTTCGTTTTTTTCATATTTACCCACATTATATAACAATCCTTTCGCTACTACAGATTTATTATTAGCTCTGTTTGCTCTAACAATTTTAAACCCTGCAATCCTTCCTCTTTGTTCTTCGGTCAAATCCGACTCTTCTATTGCTCTATATAAGGAAGGAAGGTCTATTTTTATACCTATTGGATATATAGAATGTATAAAATTAGGATCATTATTTATGTTATTGTCATGTATAGGAGATACTGCACAGTCCGGGAATTTAAAGTGTCTGATTGGTTTTCCGGCCAATGCTCCCCATATTAAAGGATTATTAGGATAGGGGTCTTGGGATTCCCAGTAAGCAAATTCTCCATATTCATATGGACCAACGTAACAATCATTACCTTGACCTGATAAAAGGTATTGCTCTGAATACCCTGTACGAGATGCGGTATTGTAAACCTTCCATCTAACAGTTGGTTGGGGATCTTCGCAGGGGTTTCTTTTTATTGCTGCTGCATCTAGGTTCTGTATGGAGATAATCTCTGTATCATAAGAAGTGGATTTTCTTCCTACGAGAGGAAATGACATACTTTCACTTCCATCAGTGTGAGTAATAATTGCCTCTAATGCATATACTTCATCTCTAAAATGTCCTTTTATATTAGCAGTATTGACTCCGTTATTGTACGCTTCAAACTCATTATATGGTATTTTCCAAGTCTCCCAGACAAATTTTACTTTACTCCAGATTGACTGATAAATATCTTTTTTTCTAGAGGTCAGCCCATAAAAAATAAGAGAATTATCTGCGGAAGTAACACCAGCTGCAATATCGTAGTAAGGGAATTTCTCAAATAAATCTGCTATTGCGAGGTTGATTTGTGTTTTGGTATTCCCAGTATAGTTATATGAAAAAGTTCTTGCAGTAATGGGGAAGGTTCCAACTAGCTTTGGTGTGGGGATTAAATTTATTGTTTCAAGAACTACTAAATTGAAATGATCATACAGACCAGAAGTATCTATATTATCAATATTAACATTAATAGATTTACTAGTAGTTTCATTAAAATTTGGAGTGATTTTATTATCTTTAATAGATACTCCATTAGTATTTGAATAAAATGAAGTGGCTCCTTCCCCCAAAGCATTTGAATATTGGAAGAAGAATTGATAAGTTCCATAAATCAAGGAACCACCAATATCTACAGAAATTGGTTTTATTACAGGAACTGTGAACTTAGGTTGTACAAGTAATTTATTACAATCTACTACACCTTCAATTTTAATTCTTTTGAAATCATTATTAGGGTCAATTTCTTCTTTCCAGGGAAGATCGTTCAAGTCTATGAATCTCCTATCATTATTTGCATCTGTCCAATATACTTGAGTAGAACAATTTGTAGTCTTTACTTCAATGGTCTTTATTGGAAAGTTTCTATCAAATCCTAAACACGGAGAGGAAATGTATGTATTATAAGTACACATTCCGTCATTTACATAACCTATTTCACAAGCTCCTGTTAATGGATTGACAACCCAATATAATGTTTGCTTTATTTCATAAATGGGTTTTACACCAATGACTTTAAATCCTGCTGGCAGATAAGCACAGATTACATTAGCTCCTTCATTTTGAATAGCTACTTGTTTCCCATCAAAATTCTCAATCACGGAATTTAATGAGAATGAAGTAAACCCTTTCTTAATCTGAGAAGGTATTGAAACAAGGTCCATCCCACCTACAGGTTGAGATATACTATTATTTATATTTTGCTCTTGGGCCATTAACGAATGTTAAACCTTCTAAACCTTTTATAAGACTTTTTGATCTCACGAACCTTTTTATCCAGTGTAGATTTCTTTGTTTCTATATCTGCTAGTATAAAGGCTTCATCGTATTTTTGACCATATTGTAACCACATATCTTTACGTTGAGCATAATTCTCAGTTGAAGACTGCTTGTATAATTGATCAAAAACCATATATGTTATATATGACTTTACGTATTCCTTTATTCTAAAATTATCAGGGACTAATTGATATCCGGTATCATCAAATCCTTCAGCATAGTATAATAGGTGGACTACTCCCGTAGAAAAGTTTGTCCTAAATACACAGTCGGCAACATCAAATGTATCCTTAGCAGTTGATCCAAAATTCCTACAATGAAGATTGCAATCTTTTAACTTACTGATGTTCCCTGGCTTGAGTAGAAAATGCCTCTGAAATGAAAATACCGTTTCCCCAGTTACTTTATGTGTAACCCTGAACTTTTCAGGAATACCACAAGTATCGCAGGGGTCACAAGAATTGTATACAGGAACAGTAGTACAACATGGATCTTGTGGAGTAAAACACTCATTACAACTATCATCTATCCTGGTTACTCTACAATCTCGTTGATAATAAAAAGAAGATTGATCTGGGTATCTTACATGACCATCGCTAGTACACAACCATGCTTCTCTTACGGCTTTGAAATCATCAGGAAGATCTGCCTCAAAATCCTTTAGATGTAGGATAGTTTCATCTATCTTATAAGCACTTTTGCTTAGTTTACTCAAGCAATGACTTAGATATGTTTCAAATAATAAGTCATCCACTACACCTGTATCAAAGTAAGAACGTAATTCTTCTTTAACTTGAGCGAAAATGGGTTCTGGGGAAACAAACTCGTAATTATAGTAAGCAGACATTATTAAAGGAATGAATTGGCTCCCCATTCTCGATATCTATCAATATAAGGGGAGTTTTCTTGTTTGAGGAGTTGTGCTACTTTCCTGGAATTAACTCTTGTAGCATTGAATTGCCAGATATATGTGAGATTTAGAAATGCTTCATGTTTAAACCACAGCCATTTAAATCTGTAACCATTTGTGTGAAGATTTGCGTGGTATACTTTTTTACCTTTCTTTTTAGATTCGACCCAGTTTACTGCTAAGGATATTTTTTCTACACCGCCAACTGTAAATTTATGAACTTGTTTTTTCTTACTAATAGCTAATGAGCCGAATCCTTGGGGAAGTTTTACTTTCTCACCTTCTAAAATATAATGAGCATAAATAGAATTGGAGGTGTGGGATATCTTTTTAAAGTCTGCAAATGAGACTACTTCTTTGGGGTTTTCTCTGCAAAATTCTTCGTATACTGATTTTGCAGTAGTGAAGTATTCAGGGGCGATTCTATTTCTTTTTCCCGTACTTACTTTCATTATCTACTTTGTTCGTCTATGTTGTTCGTGGATTTGTCTACAGGTATCTGATAGTAACGCTCTAAAATCTTTTGTGTAGTGTAAGTAACTACATCGTCCTCTAATCCTTTAAGTGTTTTAAATTCTAAATCAAGAGGGTTAATAGGACATTTTGATTTATCTGCATCACAGGAATATAAAGATGGGTCAACAAACTGCTCTGTAAAAGCTGACATGCTTGCAAGTTCTATTCCTGATTTAGATAGGTACAAATAATCATTTAATATCCAAAAAGACTTATGCTCCTTTTTATTATTTAATTTTACAGAATTGGCATATCTGTTGGGATTGCTTTCTATAAACCTACTCTTCCTATTAATGCCCCAAACTCCTTGTACTGCTAAGTTAAATTTCGTACCTACTATTTTAGGTAGTTTGTTTACGGATCTACTTATTTTACAATCTAATTCCACATCACAACATTCAGCAATCGGAACATCTTTCAATGGTATACAAGAAAATAAACTAAAAAGATTTGGATCTGTCCATCCTTGTCTAGTATCGAGTCGTTGAACTACGAATTTAATATTTCCGGTCCTAAGTAAATCTAGGATGACCCTGTCCGATATTATCGTATCGGCAGATATTAATTTTGGAGAACTTCTAACTTGAGACACTAAATTTCTGACAGTTGACATGTTATTTTATATTCTTTCTTCAAACTCAGTAACTTTTCCTGCTTTATAATCGTATATTACACAAATACCCGCCTGTAGAGCGCCGCAAAATAAATTATCATCATGCCACAAATCCGTTTCACTTATAGCTGGAAGTTGTCTCATTCTAACCCCATTCGCTTCATTTTGATTCCACTTAAATGAGATTTCCTTGTTATAATGTTTGTCACCCAGTATAATTTCTTTATATTTTGATTTACCCCATTCCTCTCCAAATTCTGTGGCAAACACTAATGGTAATTTTACATCCTTACAATTGCCATGATGGAAAAATAATACGGTGGAACCATAAACATGGGACTTGCGGGACTTTGGTGATCTGTCAAATTTTATATTTGACTCAGAACTGAAATAAGTTTCTAACGCATGTGCCAGATAATATTCCTTAGTTCTGGCATGATTTCCTTGAATCAAAATTACATGAAGGGTATTACAAAATTGTTTCAATTTATTTATAGATTCTACCATTAAATCATACCCAATTTCATATTCTTGATCCCAAGTGGATGAGGATGTTAAAGGAGTTCCTGCTGTAGTTTTAATATCAATAGTATCTGAATGATAATAATCCCCTCCAATGACAAATACTATTTCATCTATATAGTGGGATTTGTAAGCCTTATATAACAATCCTTCCAAAACCTTTTTATAATCTTCTACATGCTTATGAATATTCTTATTGTTTAAAGCTAACTTTCCAAGATGGACATCAGTAAGTGAAATCAATGCAGAACAAGGTCTAGCATAGACATCATTAACTAAAATGTCTGCTTTTCTAAGTGGGGTGTATTTAGAGGTGTAGTTTTCCAGGAAGGATTCAAATCTATTTAATTTTTCCTCAACTGAATTTTGTTCAATTAACTTAAAGTTGGCAGAATAAACAAATCCATTACTACGCTTCTTTTGCCATATCTGTACAAGTTTCCAGTTGCTTTTATCAATTTTACATTCTTTATAAATTTCCTCGTCTGAGAGAACTTCCAGTGTATGTGTAAAACTAACTTTAGCTGTTCCTTTTTCTTTATCTTGGATATGCTCTACAATCTCATTTTCAAGATCCGCTATGTAGTTTCCAGTTTCAGCTATAGTTCCAGGCCAGGGATTATCTTTAGTTAACTTGTAATTTGGATCATTTTTTGATAAAAATCCCCAAGAAGTTTGCACTGATGTTTTTAATGTAGGATATTTGCTAACTTGTTTTTTATAATCTCTCCAGGTATGTCTTGCTACTTCTGCACTCTTTAAACTAAACCCAGTTGCCAAATCTGCCCATGACATTGTCTCACTTTTCCCATTCTGAAGTAAGTAGTTAATCAGATTCTGTTTGTTACTCATTCATAGATATTTCTATTACAGTATGCTATCTGGGGAGTAAAGATACATATAAAACTAATAAATTCCAAACGAAACTAATTAAATTAATTAGAATTGTTCATTAAAATGATTAAAATTAACTAATTACGTGATGTAAATATTCTACACTTTTGTAAATGCTGGCGTACTTGGAGAAGTCCATGTTATAAACACCAAGGACTGGGCTGGGTATACCACACTACTTATTTGAAATGTAAAATTAGTGGGATTTATAATAGTTACAACCCTACCTGTGTATCCTCCTGGATAGTTTGCAAGACTTGTAAAACCAAGGTTGCTGGTGTGGTTTAATATTACTGTAACCCAATCTGCTGGTATTGCTGAAAGATTTCCATTGCCTTGAATAGTTGCTGGTGCAGGAGTAACATTCCCCCAAGATGCTAAGCCATCAGCATCACTTACTAACACTTTATTGACCCCTGGCGATCCCCCAGTTATTTTTATTTGCCCGGCTACTTCTAGTTTTGAGCTGGGTATCGCTACTCCTATACCTACATTTAAGTTCGGAAGTATTGAAACAGCTTTTGACATGGTTCTATTAGCACCTCCAGCAGAAGGCCCAAGTATTAAAGCGTTATTAGCATCTATCCCTATTGAATGAGCAACTTGCCCTGATCTTGTTAATGCAATATAAGAATTATCGTTAGCGTTTGCAATTCTTGTTACCCCTAATGGTCCATATGATATAGTATCTGGGGCGGCGCCATCTGTACATTCTAGATCTACCGTCCTGATAGTACCCGATACTTCTAATTTAGTGTTTGGGGTGGATGTACCAATACCTACTGAACCAGTATTTGCAATAAATAACCTACTTAATGCATTTGTTCTGATATCAATGGGATAATTCTGTTCCATATTAATTATGGCTCCAGATGAATTATTATTAAATTGAATATACCCCGTTCTCGTAATATTTGCAGTGTTGTAAAAAGAGAAATAGCCGCTGTCATTTATTGCTCTAAATGTTTCGACGTTATTGACAACCAAATAAGTACCACCGTTAGTTAATATATTTCCACTCACTTCTAATTTTTGAGTGGGGTTCGTTGTTCCAATACCTACATTTCCTCCTATTATGGCTGTACCGCTAATGTTGTAACTGGCTGATTGGGGAGATAGTGCTTGATTTTGTAAATAATTTACAGATCCTACTGAAGGAGCATAATTTAATGTTTCCCATGTTCCTGGTGAACCGGCAGTAGTGCACCTCCATGCGAATAGAGCACCTGTAGAAGGTGTATCGCTAAGTATTACTGTACCTTGGGACCACGTACCTGTTGTAGGAGCCTGGGTAGCAAACAACCCTTTTTTGTCCTTCACCTTTATTACAGACCCGTGCCCATCAATACATTGAACTTCAAAAGACTTCAATTTAACTGGATTCGTACCTCCTCCGCATATAAGAACATCTACATAAGCGACACTTGAAGTTACAGTAAAATAGATGGGTATGGGGGTATCTGAGCCAATTACATATGAACCGCCAAAACCTGTACTTGGAGATAACGTAAAAGAAGGGAGATAGGTAACATAAGCTGGTGAACTTCCAGACAATATTGCTCCAGTTGAATCAAAACATCTTATTCTTACTCTTCCGGAAAACCCAGATACCGATTCTGTCTTTACTACAAAACGTTTTCTTAAAGAAGTATCTATTCGTACCCCAATAGCTCTGGAATTTGGACATTGTATATCTCCACTATTTAAAGTAATGCTTGTTGTATGAGAATACACATTTCCATCCGTAGTTATTGCAAAAAATAAATCATCCCCTATATAGGCTTCCGTACTATTATATGGACATACTTTACTAGTTAAAGCGCCACTTTGATAAACTGGCTGATATACATCCGAAGTGATTTGAGACAATCTTGCCTTGGCTATACTAGAAGGTACTGTCCCTTGATCATCTGCCACTGCATTATTAGTCCCTACACCAACTTCAACAATATTCCCCCAACTTCCATTCTGTGTCCTTATTTGAATAGGGCTATTATCCTCACTTCTACAATTCATGATTCGATTGCCGACACCATGTTCTACCAAAACTGGAATAGCTTCTCCTGGTGATGCATGAGGAGCATCTAATTCAAACGCGGGACTATAAAAGTTGTTGTTATTATTTCCGGTATATATTCCGTCTTGTGAGGTTATCCTTATTCCATACCGGGTCAATCCATTTTTACTACCCGTAATACCTGCAAATCTCCCTCCGTAGAATATATTTTCATTACACCAACCATTTGCTTTATTCGTTAAATCAGCCCCTATTTTTCCATTGATGAGAAAGTTTACTTTAATTTGATTATATGAAAAACCTTTTGTATCACCAATAAATTGAGTTAATATAGTAAAACTTTCCACCCTTACAATTTCTATAGTGCAAAATTGTAAGTTTATAAATTTTATTCCAATATATGTCTCAATATTCCAATCTGCTAATGTAGAATTTATTACACTTAGTTTGTAATCTGTTCTGTTTGAAATTGTATTGGTTTCTCCACAAATTATTGCAGGGGTAGTATTTACACCTGTATAACGTATTATACTATCACATATAACACCAATATTTGCAGGGATGGTTAAAGTTTCCCCAATAACAAACCCCTTTGAATTAGGAAAATATATTGAAACAGTATTTCCAGATGCTTGTAATGACTGGGCTGCTGTTATTGTTCTTATTATTCCATTATTTCCAGATGAAGAATGCACCGTTAGGTCATCTCCAACTGCACCAAACCATAGCACGTTAAGACTTGTACCACTAACACTCCTTTTCCACCTACCCGTAGTTACTCCTGTAACTTGAAAAATTGTTCCTGCATTATCAGCAGATGTTGATGTAGTATCCCAATAGAATTGACCCCCGCCGCCGTCCCCAGGAGTAGCGTAACCCAATACGTTTACTCTGGCATTTGAATTGCCAATCTGTACTTTAAGGTCAGAGATAGTGTCGAATGTATATGTACTTCCGTTAAAAGACATTTAAATAATATTATTGGTTTTAACTAACTGGAGAAATAGTATATGTAATGTGTACAGGAATTACTACTCTATTTACACTACTAACGCTTATGTTTGAAGTGGTTGTGCCTTTATATACCAAAATTGTTCCGGCTGGGGTTATCGTGACGCTCAAAAATGATATTGTCTGTGTGCCTGTTAATGAAGAACCACTTAAACAATAATCATTCCCAACGACTAATTGACAAGCACTGAAATTAATATAATTTTGTGGACGAAATCCTACAGGAACAGTTGCAATTGCTTGTCTGCTGTTATCTGCGAAGTTACTTGTATTATTTATTATCAATGAGGCCTCAATTGTAACAATTGAACTGTTATTAGAAGTAACTGCATACACTCGATTAATAGGATCTGGGCTAACACACGTACTTGAGTTATTATCCCAAGATGTTAAAAATCCCCAATTTGTTCCCGCACTCAATACTCCAGTAATAAATGATGTTGGACTACTCGTTTGCCATGTCCAATTACCTGCGGTATCTGTACCTGTGGGAACTTTTGATATTCCTGGAGTGCCGTTTGCTGCGAAAGTAGCATTCCCTCTAATCGTAGCTGTACCATTTACATCGAGTAAGGTTGCTGGAGAATTAGTACCAATACCAAATTTATTAATAATAAAACTATCACTTAGAGGATCTATTCTTATTTTCTCTGTAACAGTATTATCGAACGATCTAAGTAATACTCTATTTGTAGTAGTACCTGCATTTACAAATTCCCAATAACCATATGCTGGTTCTCCTGCTCTAAACTGAATAGCTGTTACGCCGTTTCCGGCTCCAACTCTACTTGTTCCATTAACATTTAATGCTGTAGTGGAAATATCAGTCGCTCCATTTATATTAACTCTTCCCTTTAAATCAAATCTTTCTCCTCCTATCCCCATTGTAGAAGCAACCCCTGCTCCTGAACTTCCCCAAGTAGAACTTGTACCAACCATATTTAGTATAGAGGGTGAAGTGTAATTACCAAATATTCTATTATTTGAATAATTATTTCCACCTGGAGGGAATCCTGCTGTACTCTTCTCTTCTATTGCATACCCTTTATTACTTCTAGCAAATTGCATGTAAAAGGAGTTCCCAGTGGCTGTAATTTGACCGGGAGAAAACGAATTACCTTGTACTGTAATATCAGAGAAGAAGTTATTAGCTCTATTATTGTTAAGGAAAGTATTTGCAGATATAGAAATCAGAGTTCCGTCAGTTATATGAATAGCACCTTTTGCAATATTCCAAAATGTATTTCCTGTTATTGTATGATTGGTACTACCATTTACAACTACTCCATATCCAGTTGTAATAGTATCATAACTACCATCAAAAAAACAATCAACTATTCTACAGTTTGCCGTATTACTACCTAGCAATACACCATCATGAGTACTATTGGGAACTATATCACAATTTGTAACTGAAACATTTCCAGTTTGTATATCTACAGTCGGTGTCCCTATTGCATACCCCCATATATAAGAAGAACTAATTTTTGAATCACTTGTTTCCATTCTTACAGAACCACCTTCTATAATACAATTTTCAACTGTATTTACAAAAGATGTTACAGTCCCGGTCTTTTCAAATCGTATACCTCCTCTATTGACAGTGTTGTAAATAGTATTTGGGAAAGCAGTTGTGAACCATACTTTATTGACAGAACAATAAGTCGGATCAACAAAATGAATATGATAGCTTGTACATCCGGCAGTAGCAGTTACGGGAAAAGTATTTTGTAACCTTAAATTTTCTATTTTAACACTCTGTAAGAACTGAAAAGATATTGGGGTGTTTTTAAATATGGGGATATCTAAAGCCGTTCTTATGAGTGTATTCCAAGATTCGCCTGTTACATTGTATCCACTAAATAGGTTTAGAGTACGTATAATCTGATAAACTCCATTGGGTACAAAAACACTCCTTTGCACTGCAATTGCTTTTTCAAACCCTGTTGTATCCATTTCTCCATTTGTACCATTCGATACTGCTCCAAACCACCTTACATTGAGTGCAGCACCGTGATATATCCTTTTCCATCTACCAGTTGAAAGACCAGTTACCTGGATAATTGTACCGGCATTGTCTGACTGAGTTGAAACATCATCCCAATAAAACTCACCTCCACCGCCATCTCCTGGTGTGTTATAACCTAATACATTTATATTTGCACTGGGGGAACCCTTCTGCAACTTTATTTCTGCTATAGTGTCGAATGTTCTTATTGAACCGTTATATGCCATAGTTTCTTATAATCTAGCTGCCCATTTTAATATACCATTGCTTGATCCTGTAGTAGGTCCAATATCATAATAGACTCTTATTACATCGTTGGTTCCATTATTCAATGCTTGGATGTAGGAAATACCCCTAGCATCCGGAGATGCTGCTTGTACATTTATATATGAAGGTGTGCCTGTTAATGTATGAATAATATCAAAAGTTAAAGTAGTCCCAGTACCAGAGAAAGTAAATGATCCGGTTTTCAATCCACCATCTATAGGAATGGTTATATCTCCAGCATTACCATTCACTGTTGTTACACCAGTGTTAGTAATTGTCCAAGATCTGTTAGCAGAAAGGTCTTGTGTACCTGTAGGACTTACTGATATTCCTGTACTAGCTATTATTGAGATTGTACGTGTAGGTAATACATAAGTAGTATTACTCGCAGAAGTAACTACCCCTTTACTATTTACTGTTAGTGTGTTATAAGAGCCTCCTGTAACACCAGAATCTGGTAAGTCATTGTTTAAGATTCCCCTGAACGTTGGTGTACCCGATGATCCGTTAGGTGATGCAAAAAATAAGTTTGCACTCTGACTTGCTAGTGTGCCTGTTAATGTACCGGAAGTTGTAACAGGACTACCACTTACTGTAAAAATACTTGGAAGTGCTAAACCTACGGAGGTTACAGTACCTGTACCAGAAGCAGTTGCAGTCAATATCCCAGTTGAACTGTCTAAAGACAAACCACTACCTAAAGTAATTTCCTGAGCATCTCCATTTGTAGCAGCATACCTTCCCAATAACCTACTGGCAGTTACATCTTGAATCTTTGCATACGTTACTGCATTATTTGCAATAGTAGTGGTAATTGCTGTGGTTCCACTTCCTGTAACATCACCTGATAAAGTGATTGTTTGATTAGACGTAAGATAGGTAGGAGTGAAATACTCAAGTGCTGTTGCACCAGAATTTACTCTAATTAACTGTAATGCTGTACCTAAAGCAGATAAACCCGTACCTCCTCTTGCAATAGGGAGTGTGCCGGTTGTAATCTTAGAGGTATCCAGAGAAGGGATATCTGTAGTAGTTAATGCCCTGAAAGTTGGAGTGGCTGCTGATCCAGAAGATGGGCCAGCAAAAATAAGATTTGCGTTTTGAGTAGTTAAACTTACCCCTATAGTCCCTGAAAGATTGGTAATTGGAGAACTGGAGACAGAGAAGATAGAAGGCATTGTTACCCCTATCGAAGTCGTGAAAGGAATCCAGTTGCTTCCATCATACAATAATATCTGATTTGATGTAGGAGCAGTAGAGGATACAGTTACCCCTCTTATTTGAGCTGCATTCCATAGAGCCGTAGTAGTCTGAGCTGAAAACTGACTACCAGTTAAAGTTAACCCTGTACCAGCTGTGTATGAATTTGCACCTGCATACTGAATAAACAATAACGCAGTGGTCCCAATAGTATATGGTTCAGGAGAAGATAAGGACCATCCAGTTTTAGCATTCAGTGTCCCCTCTTGTACAAATATTTGAGAACCTTGAGATACTTCATCAGCAGTCGCTTGATCAAAATCTGTAGCTCTAGTCCAAGCTCCACCACTATTGTATATGTAAATACCATTCTCTGCACCAGCAGTC